GTCGATCCCACGAGCGCCACCGGACAGCACGACCGTGGGCAAGATGCCCGATTCCTCCACGGCCTTCACCACGAGTGTGTAGCTGTTGAGGTCGCGGGAACCGGCGATGATCGTTCTCATGGCTCGCTCCTCTCGGGTGCGGCGCGGAGACGTTTGAGTAGGTCGCGGGCGTCTCGCAGCGCGACTCCGATCACGAGGTCGGGGTCGTGGTTCGGGCGTGCCGGAATCGACATGACCCACTCGCGCGAGCCCTCCCTACCTCTCGGCTTGCACAGCGCGGACACCATATCCCACGCTCGGTCAATGCGCGCTTCGACGGCGTCGAGGCTCATGTCTCGGTCATTGGTCGTCACTGGTTGCTTCTCCCGTATCTGTTGTGGCGCCCCCGGAGCGGAGCCGGGCGGCGAAGATGTCCGATAGCGAGCGGCTGTCGAACCGCTTATCGGCGTCCTGAGCGTAATGGAGCGCGTCCATCGCCTCGTCGAGCGTGTAGCGGGGCTCGGCTGCGGAGTTCTGGCGGGATGCTTGGTAAATGCTGTACTCCCCTATCGGTAGTTCTCCACCGAGTAGGATGCGGAATCCAGCGTCATGCGCATGATCTCCTGTCACCTTGAATACTGCTACCGTCTCGGCTGTCGAGAAGTAGTCTCCGACGAACCTGACTGTCTCCTCGAACGCCTCAGCGTCCGACCCCGCAATCTCTGGCGTGAGCTGTCCACCGCCACCCGCTTCGATCATGCGATACCACTGCGCGCGTCGCGTCAGCCAATTGACGATCTGGTCACGCTTCGCTTCCAGTTCCGCCACGTCCTTGGGGGAGTGGAGCGGGTGGGCCTCGGTAACGGGTTCGTTAGGCGACAGCCTCGGCGGCTCCGGTGCTGGCCATCCGTCGGGAACGGGGTCCGGCACCTTCCACCCCGGCGTGTGCGGCGGAACCTTGACTGGTGCACGCTCCCCGGATGGCTCGGGGGAGCGGAGCGCGGCGAGGATGCGGTCGGCGTGTTTGCTGAGGTCGATGCCCTCAGGGAGCGCCCCGTAATCGTGGATATGCACGTTCGTACACACGTCGGAGAGCATATCCAGTAGCAGCTCCCGCGCTTCCCCCACGTCGGCCCCTCGCACGTCCTCGGGGGAGCGGCGACGGTCGGTGCGGGAGCGATTCCACACGCGTCCGCTTGCAGCAGCCTCGGCCGCGTGTCGGACGTCCGGGTCACGCTCCCCCCGGGGACGCTCTCTCCGTCGCTCGCGCGGCGTGTCTCCTCGGTCGGGGCGCTCGGCAACTTCTACGAGAAGCCCCTTTTTCCACTTCTCCCACAAGTTGATCGCGACCGGGATCTGGTTGCTCCAGTGGGATGCAGCGGTCGATACTTCGTCGTAATGAGTGCGTAACCCGGCGGCCTGTTCCTCGATCGGAACCGCGCAAGCCTGGTCGGGGCGCTCGGGGGTGCTCATGGGAAGTCGCTCCGGTACGACGGACGCACGGTGATTCGCGCGCACCGCACGACACCGCGACGACGCATCCGTCTCCACTCGCCGCCGTCGATCCAATCGGGCCGCGCGGCGAGTGAATCGCGCCGAGTCGGGCGAACCGTGCTTTCCCACAGATGCCACCTACCCTCGGGGGCGAATCCCTGCCGGAACCAGACTGCCCATGCGAAATCGTGAATACCGTCTGTGCTCACTTCGAACCTCCCTCCTCTCGGGGTGCGCGGCGCTCGCCTTTCCGCTTGTCGGTCGTGACCGTGGGCTGTCCGCATTTGGGGCAGGGCGACGCAGCGTCGGCTAGCCATTCGTAGCGGCACGAGTAGCACACGAGATGGACCGGCGGGTCGACGGGACTCGGGTGGCCTTCTACGTGGTGGAGGTCGAGCTTCGCTGCCCCTCTCACTTCGTGCCTCCTTCCGCTTCGGGGGTGGCGAGGCAGTAGATCGCGCGAAGCTCCTCCTCGGTCATCTCAGCGAGCGTCGGGATGACGGGTCCATCCGCTGCGAGGCAACGGTTTTCCACGCTCTCGATGATCTGCGCGATGGCAGCCAGCGCCTCCCTCTCGGGCTCCGCTGCCGTGGGGGCGGGGGAGCGGAGCGCGTAGAGCGCGTGCCTCAGTGCTACGATCTCCCTCATGGCGTCCGCTACGATCCGGTTGCCGTGGGCGTCGTATCCGCCTTCGGATCCGTCTAGCGCGTCGTCGAGGTCGATCGTGTTGAAGTCGTGCCATGGGGCGTCTCGCTGCGGATCCACCTCCCACCATGCCCTCCCCGTCTCGGCGGGCTCGGGAGCGGAGAGCAGGGCGAGGTCCTCACGCCAAATGACATGCCGCTTGATCTGGCTGATGAGGGTTTGGGCGACCCCGAACCGCGCGGCCAAATCCCGCTGACTGTCGGAGGATGCGCGGATCTCCCGCACTTCATCCCATGAGAGCGCAGCATTGTTGCCCAACTCGCCAGACTGTTCGCCGTTTCGGCCCTTTCTCGCCCGATCCGCGTTATTCTGAGCCTTTGTGCCGAGCCATAAGTGTTCCGGATTAACGCACGACGGGTTGTCGCATTCGTGACAAACACACCTGTCTGGCGGGATCTGTCCGCAATGGATCAGCCAGGAGACCCTATGCGCGTACCAAGATTGACCACCCCACTGGAAGCAGCCATATCCAGCGTCACTGGTGCCCGCCGTCCATGCCCAACATCCGGACTCGTCATCCACCCGGTACTTCTCGTGAAAGCGTGCCCTTACCGCTGCGTCTACCACGGGCGCGCTGTACACGGCGAGGATGCGGTCGGCGCACTCGGTAGGCGACCAGTCCTTGATCGCCCTGCCCAACTCGTATTCGACCTCCGCCGCCACGCGCTCCCGCAGCTCCTCGCTCACCATCCCAGCACCCCCGACCCGACCGCGACCACGACCAGGACCGCGAGAAGGCCAAACATGAGCGCCGCGAGCGCCTGCAACGCGAGCTCGACGAAGCGACGCCACTCCGCCTCCATGTCGTCTCCGTTGGCGACGCGCGGGCCCTCATCCATGTCGTCGGGCAGGTAGGATGCGAGCCGGATCTGCGTGCGCTCTGCCGCTGCCAGCGTCTCGCGGTCCGGGTGGGTGACGCGGCCGTTCGTGTGGACGTCGGTCATGGGGTGCCTCCTGTGGGTGCGAGTCGTGTATTCCGTGTTTTCATCGTCCGCTTCGGCCACCGCGGCGGGATCTGCCCTCCGAGCACCATCCCCCGGCGGGCGTCGTCCTCGATCAGCTTCACGTAGCCGTCGTGCTCACTGTCCGGCATGTCGACGAGCACCACCCAACGCTCACGCGCCATCGGTCGACTCCTCGTCTGTGAGGGAGGCGCGGATCGTCGCGTCCATCACCAACCCAACCTCGCCTTCGTGGACGAAATCATGGACTGCACCCGGCGGGTCGTAGCCGTCGTCACCGTCTAGATCATCGTCGGCGCCCAGCCATTCCTCGAACGCCGCGACAAGCTTTTGTTGGTCGAGGAGTGGTAGGAACCATGTGCCGTGCTCGCCGAAGACGATTTCTGGCACGCGCTCCCACTCATCCCACACGTAATCCTCACCCTCGACCATCGTGTAGATCGCGAGCGTGGGGTCCGTGCCGCAGTCCCGGCAGCCCGTGTAGACCTCCAGGCCGTACCACGTGCCGTTGGGGCCCGACAGCCGCACGAGCCCGCTCGGCTCACCACATCCGCAGCTACCCATTCGTCCCTCCGGGCTCGTCTGTGAGGGAGGCGAGAGCGGCTTCGGCGATCTCGCCCATATCGATGGCGACGGTGCACATGGCCCCGAGTGTCGGTCGATGTAGCGCATCTATGCCGACGATCTCCCGCAGGGCCTCCACGAGAGCGTCGAGGTGCGTCCCCACGACAGCATCCGCCCTCAGCTTGCGGACGACCTCGCACTCGGAGCCGTCGGACTCGTAGAGTCGCTCACCGTCAGTCCACCGGCGGATCGTGCTCATTCGGCCTCCGTGGGTGTCGTGGGGGTGGGCTCCTCGACGGCTTCGTCCGTCCGCTCCGTATGCTCCGTAGCCGTCCCTCCCCTGCTGTTGATCCATTCGGCCCACTGCCGGTAGTCGTCGTAGCACATGATGCATGTGCTCGACTCGTGGTCGGCCGGAAGCGGCAAACCGCACATCGCGCACCCGCTCACGGTTCACCTTCCGTGGGTGCGGGCCTGGCAGCGGACAGAGCAGCGCGGACCGCTTCGAGCGCAGCCTGCACACGCTCGTCGCGGGGTCGGTACAATGCCGCGATGGCCAGCGCGTCCTCTGCCCTGACGAGCGCGGCGTGCATGGTGGGAGCGGAGGAGATCAGGGCGGCGTCCGCAACCTTGCGGGCCAGCAGGCTGTCGACCTCGGCTTCCAGGTCTTCGATTGCGCCTACCATGTCGACACCCCACACAGCGCGATCACCGTGAGCTCGTTCGGGTAGTCGAGCATTGCGAGCGTGGACGTCACCCGGCTCTTGGCCGAGTTGTAGGCCTCGATCTCCTCCAGCCTCGTGAGGAGTCTCGAAACCTCTCCCCACGCATCTTGTGTATGCCGAGAACACATCGCCTTCGTCTCGAAGTCCGTCACGACCTCCTCAAGCGCCTTCGCATTCGCATACCTCTCAATCGCATCTTCGAGGCGCGCTCGTTGCTCGTAGGTCATCGCTCGTTCCTCCGCTTCAACCACTCGTACCAAGCGATTATCGGAAGCGCGCTCGTGATCGGAGCGTACCCCAAAATTCTCCCCTTCGCATCCCGCATCTCTCGCTTGAGCGTGAACGTCACCCTCTCGCCCGTGCGAAGGTCCGTCGTTGCGTGAATCATCTTTCCCTCCTCCGTTGAGCTTAAATCTACTTCAATTTCTTCGCTTGCGCAAGTCTCTCCCTCAACGTGTCGCTTCCGTTATCCGCATACTCCTGCGCCCGTTCCTGCTCATGGTCCCACCTCGCCTCCATCTCCGCATCGACCTCCTCCTCCATATCGTCCTCATACCACCGCCAAAGGGCGGTAGCCAACGCGGAAAGATACGCGGACGAGTCGGACCCCTGTTGCCAAGCGTCGCTCGCAAGATCCTGAAACTCCTCGTACAACGCCTCGATCTTCCCTTCAGCGATCTCCTTTCGCGTCATTTCCGCCTCCCTTTGATCTCCGAAATGGAAAACCATACCGCCCCCACCATCACCCAAACAGGACCTACCGCCTCTCCCGCGAAAAGCACCGTCACCCCAATAAAAACACAAACACCCCCGATAAGCCACTCCCAAAGACCATTACCGCTTCGTTTCATCGTTCTTCCTCCTAACGAATTCCGCTTCAAGTGAAGGAAACATAAACAACTTCTTATTTCTCTGCAACATAGCGATGATGTTTTCCAGGTGCCCGTCCGTCAGCTCCGAGTAAGAAATTTTTCTGTTATCCAGCGTGATCCACACCCGACGTTCATCGTTATCCGCTATTACAGACTCCAAATAATCTGTCCACTCGTTTCCTCTATAATTACCCGCCCAAGCGGCTTGATTTTCCTCATAAGTAACCCCCTCACAAAGCCACACGCCCGGCCGCGCTTCGTACATTTTCATTTGGCTTCCTTCCTCCTAAACTGAGTCATCATCAACGCCCTTCTCACATTCTCCGATGGCGCCGTGCACAACGGAAGGAACTCACACCCTCCGTAGTTATTACACGCCTTCTCGTTCTTCGGCCAAATCCCTGACTCCTCGTGCGCTCGTTCCTGCGCCTCCAGCCCCGTCACCCACCAATGAGCGTCGGCGATTTGCTCCTGCGTGAAGTCAACGAGTTTCAACGCGGAGGGGGCGCTCTTCCGCTTCTTCCACGCCTCCGGAGGATCCAACGCCTTCTCTCCCATATAGACAGCGTTGATTAGTCCCCCATCGACTCGAATCCCCTCAAGAGACTGCATTTGAGCGGCGTAAATCCGAAGCTGATGACTAATCCGAAATTGCATAAACCAATAGTCATTAATCCATTGCGTCGTGCACTTGAGGTCAGGAATATAATGCTTCCCTCCGTGCAAGAGCACAAAATCCGGAATACTCGTCACACTCACAACGCCCGAATCCCCTACCCATTCAAAAGTCTTCTTCACCCCCGACCACTCCTTCAACACCTCCCCTTCCTCAAGGATCGTAGGCGACTCCTCCCGCTCCTGCATGTAGAGTCTAAGCCGCTCCTCAAGAAAGGGGAGCGTCAACCACGGGTGCTTCGACCCGAGGGGCGTCCGGGTGTCTCCCCAGGACTCCGCGAGCGCCGTTGCCGCTTCCGAGAAGTCCCACGCTTTCGTGTAAAGTACGTTAAAGGCGGCGTCGATCGCACTCCCCGCGAGCATCGGAAGCTTCGTGTCGGGTGCCTCTAACTCCTCCCGATACTTATAGTCGAAAAGCTGCGCGCAATTCGCGAGAGTCGAAAGCGACGAATACGAATGAGGTCTGTCCATTATCGCGTCCTCCAAGTCCACCACACTAGAATCAACACACCCGCGAGGTTCGCGAGCGCCTGTACCTCATTCCACGTCATCTCTCGCCCCCTTTCCAAACCCAAAGCATCTCCCGCGCCTCCTCTTCCGTCGGAAACTCCCCGTCGAAGTCCTCCTCCAATTCCCAAACCCGAACCCAACCCGTACCCATGCAAACCGGACATTCCTTCTCCGCGAAAATGGGCTCGGGAGGATTCACCCACGTCGCCTTCGTCCACCCCACCACGAGATCCCCCGTCCCTCTACAAGTCTCACACACTCGTTTAGTCTCATTCATACTCCCTCCTCCTCCTAATCGTGACTCCTCCTTCAACCGCTTCAAGAGAGATCACCCAACGCGACCGCGACGCTCCGTGCCACCTCCCCCAAAGGTATCCGCACGCGAAGAGCACGGGCGCGACGAGAACGACCGTCCACACAAAGGCCCACTCGTCGGGTGTCATCGCTCGACCTTAACGCGTACCTCCCGCTCCCCTTGGATCAACACCCAAACTCCCTCGGGTGCGTCCCACCGCGCGACAAAGCCTTCAAGCGGATTCACGAGCGCCTCGTCTAGGATCTCGTTCCACGTCTTAGGCGCTTTGCGCGCGGCGTCTCTTAGACCTTCCTCGTAACCGTCCTCGTGTCCTGCGTCGTACCCATAACTATACTCAGCCTCCCCGTCCTTCATACCATCGTCGTATCCGTTTTGATACGCTGCCTCGTAATCGTCATTCATCGTCCGTTCCTTCAAGTCTAAAGGATTACCTCTATGGGCGGAAAACTCTTTCAACCGCCTCTTGCGCAACGAGGACCTTAACGTGCGTCCGTTCGGTCGTGAGAGCCCGCGCGGTGGCGTAGTCCTCCCCCATCGCTTCGCGCCTCTGATACGTCGCTCGCGAGATCCCAAGGGCGCGCGCCATCTCTTCCTGTGTGTACCCTAGGAAAGCGCGCGCTCGCGTGAGGGGGTTCATGAATTCACCCGGTTTAGGAAGCGCTCCCGATCGAAATTGGGATTGGTATTCCCTAGTTCCCGCGCGAACGCCTCAGCAACGTGCCTCACGTCCTCTTGCGTCAAACTAAGGCTCCTAATCGTATCGGCGATGAACTCAAAATGCACCCTAGTCATATTAGGCTTTCTTGTAGTTCTCATTCCTCGTTCCTCCTCCTGTCTAAGTCTAATTCAACCCGCACGACGACGCAAACAACGTCCACCATAAAACGACTCCCACCACTATCGGAAACGCGGGGGGCGTCCACCGCTCTTTCATCTCCCTCGCCTCCGCGTAAGGTGCCACCAACCACACTCCTCCCCTAGATACGCATTCATGCGTTGCCCCCGCTCTTCGATCCTCCTCGCCGAAGTCTCGGCGCTCTCTTGCGTCGGGTGCGCGGCCTTCCCGCAAACGTCACACACAATTCTAGGTCGTCCTGTATAAGCCGACACACTCAAGTGTGTCGTCGCAAGTTTTTGCATCGTTGACTCCCTTGGTATTAGAGATAGTCTTTCGTGTCTTTGCCGAGAGCAATAAGCCCCTGTATCCATTCACAATCTCGGATATGTTTTATGTCTTCCGTCAGACTTCCACCACGATTCACAACGCGAACGGGGGCGCGACAATAGAAGCAACATTCCCCGTAGTCCGAATCGTTTTCGATGGGCTCGTTCTCGGTAAGCCGTTCCAACGCCTCTAGCATCGTTATGGCGTAATGCATCTTTTTGACTCCTCATTCAAAGGGAAAATACCCGTCCAAGGTTCGACCCTTGGTTCCGTGCAAGCCTGGTGTTACCACCCTAACACAAGGTCAATCGCAGCCTGCCAAGCTCTGCCCTGGCGACACGGGTTCCTCTTAGCCTAGATCGACCTCCTCCCCGAATAGAGCTGGAACGTCTTAGGCAACCTGTAGGCGTCGTCTCTGTCCTCAGAGTCAACGTCCTCCTCCTCCCGGCAACGCTCCCAACTATACGGAGCGTTCCAATGCGCCTTCAACCCCCTATCAACATCCCACCACGGATCTAGCTCCTCCTCCTCGTCCAAGTAATGCCACACAACCTCCTGCCAATCCTCCACCTCGTCCTCCTCCCATTCATCATCTATCACTTCACGATCACACAACAACAACGATTCATCGAATCCGACAAGCCTATCCCTTAGGTCCTCTGCGAACACTAGATCCTGACTCTCGCGGCTCGAATGCTGATTCTCATATCCTACCGAGATGTTAGTGCACTCAGGAACGAGCCCAGCGTATGACTCGGAATCGGTATAAACTCCCGATGGGTCCGGCGCGGCTCCATAATCGTGAAGCTCTAGCGCGTCGATTAACGACCATGCGAATACATCCGAAGCGGTCCGGCGCCCGCATTGGTGCGTTACGACGGAATCCGTGCCCCGTCGGTCAAGAGAGATGGCGTACCTAATGCCGTCCAGTAGCTCGGGCGTTCGACGCGCTATGTGACTCGACCCGACGCAACCTAGCTCCTCCCCACGGTGGAAGATATAAAGCCCAGGCACGCCCGCGCGGATCATCTCTAGCATAAGCCAAACGCCCGTAGTGTCGTCGGCGCCTAGACACTCTAGGTGCCTAAAGCGCTTCCACGCCTCAAGCGTCGTCGCCCCCTCCTCCTCCTCCTCCACTTCGGGATGCGCCACAGACGCCACCATACCCACGACGTTAAGCTCTTGCCTACCACCCGTATTGTGGACGGTATCGGTATGCGATAGCCACGCCACGCGCGATCCCTCCCCGACCCGTAGGACGTAATTCCCCGCGTTGTCTGGCGTCGCCCCCGTGGGCTTGATAAAGCGCCGAATGAATTGGCGCTCCGTTCGACTCCCTGCGGGGCGTTTATACGTGAGCATATCGAGTAGGTTAGTCATTATATCACAAGCCTCCTATACGTGACTTGGGAACCATCGGAGTTAGTGTAACACCAAATTAGATCCTCCTCCTCCTGTCGAGTGTAGGTGGTCGCCGTATCCTCTACAGCACCATACGACGGCACGAAAGTGGTAGGAGGTTCCGAGTCGCTTTCCGCTTCCTCGTGCTCCTCCTCCTCCTCAACCTCCTGCGACTCTACACAGTCTGTGCAAAGCCCCTCGTCAGCGTCGCTCGACATAACCTCATCCGAACACTCCTCACAAACGGTCACCTCTTCGACGTGGCACGTCTCGCACCTATCGCGTCCGTCCGGCCCGTTGTGCAACGCGTCTATCTCGTGTTCCGACCCGCACCTGTCGCAATCCGCGTAGGTGTTCGCGTGGCAATCGCTACAAAGCGGGTCGCTGCCGTCCTCAGGAGCGCGCATGTCCTCATTATCGTAATACTCATAACACCCCCCACAATACGTATAACGATCATAAAAGCACGAGTCACAAAACGTGTCGCCGTTCTCGTTCGTCATACTATCGCACTCGTCTAGGTGATCGTTGCACGCGTAGCAAAGCGGCCCAGCGCTACTCACAACGCCCGACGTGGAGTCCGCGTAGATATTGCCACTAGGCGTAATCAAGAGGTAATCCCCCTTGTCGGAAACGTGAGCGCATCCGTCCAGATAGGGAATGTGCAATCCGGCATCGGTTTCGATGCGCGTCAAACGAGCACCCGCTAGGTCACTCGCGACGTATCCGGCGACGCGGAGCGACGAGGTCATCCGCTCGTAATCGCCGTAAACGCGTCCGTGCTTTTTCTCGGCGGGCCACACAACGGCGCGCCCCACAATGTCGCTATCGGGGTTGCGGATGTACGCTACTTGAAGGTCCGGCCCCGCGTAGGCTCGCACCGGGTGAATGCCGCCCTCGAAGCTACCCGCATCGTATCCCATGCAACTATTCGGACCCGTGGTATAAACGCGCTCGATATCGTCAGCTGTCGCAGCGAAATGAAGCCCAACAGGCGCGAACTTGTTAGCCCACTTCAAAGCCCAATACTGCACGTCGTCGTCGGACAGATACGCGCCGAAATACTTCCTCAGGTACGCCCCGGGGCGCATAACTGTTTGTTTATCCTCCCGACCACGCGCTTCGCTTTCGGTGAAGGCGATCCTCGCCGGATTAGACTTCGCCGGGTAGGGGAAATGCAATTTCCAACACGAGGAGTCGAGCCACCATGGTTCCGCAATCCAAGGAATAGCCGCGCGATTCACGCTACGCTGCATCTCTCGAATACGCCACGAGCTACCCGCCTCGGGAATCTTTCTCCACCTCGGATAACTCGACCAGTGCTCCTTTCCTTGTTTGGTTATGATGACAGGAGTTTCATACCCACCCGTCCACGTCATCGGCTCCCCTTCCGGCGCGGCGTCCTCCCGAACGATGCGAACGCGCCTCCCGCTCCCTTCACGCTTCCACGCGTCGTTTAGCGCTTTCGCGCGCTCGCCCGCTTCCCTGCCGTCCTGATACGTTCCGAAGACTTCCCCCGCGTCTCCCGCATCCTTCACGACATACAACATTGGGTGTCCCTCCCCTTGAAGTAGACGTAACTACAGGTAAAGCGCTCGCCCCGCTGCCCAATCCCAAATAGCAGCCTCGCCGCGTGCCTGCCCTACCGCCCACGCGACCCGCCGATCCGTTATGTGATCCGAAAAGTCATACACTCGGCGCCCCTCGTCATCCTTCCAAACACCCACGTAAAGTAGAGCATAGGAAGGATACGTACCGCCCACGGTGAAGCGATCCCGAGTCGCTAGCCATGCGTCTAGCTCTCCGGGCGTGGGGTCGACGATCGCCAGAACCGTACCGCCTACCTGAAACCCGCTAGTGAAAGCGGCAGGTTCGCCCGTAAAGGCATCGTACGTAGCTCCGTCCACTTCCATAAGCGCCGCTCGCAATTGCTTCCGCGCCGTGATAGGTGCATTCAACATCGGTAAACTCCTCTTAAAAGGGTCGAAGTAGAATCCTAACACCTCAAAACGAAGCCCACAAGTTGCCTAGGCGAGCGCGAGCGCCACGAGACACTCAACTAGCACAACGGCGTAAGCGACGCCCGGCGAGACGATGACACGAGGCATCTAACGATCCTCCACGCGAGTAGGGTACATAACATCTACTATCACATCTAGGAACCATGTAACGACGTTGACGCTAATTCCGAGGAGCACCAACGCGAGGACTAGAGCTAAGAGCATGGGTCAAGCTCCCGGAACAAGGTAGGCGTAACGGACGCGGGAGCGCTTAGACTTGGAAGCTTGCGTATCCGCCACAACGCGCCCGTCGCGTGCTAGAAGTGTGTGACTCTCGACCCCGAGGACGATCGCACCGCGCGGGTGGAGCCGCAGGAATTGCGCGACTGTGTATTGCGCCGCGTTCTTGTAGGAAAGCCGGGGAGGACGTCGCGTGCGCCCGTTGTAGTAGGCGTCTTCCCGCTCCTCAAAGGCGTCTAGAGCCGCCGTCCAACGCTCCACGGCGTCGGGCCGCTCTACTGTGAGCTTGACCGCGTCCAGGTCGGTGACGAGCCAGCGCTGCCATTCGGAAGACTTGACGCATCCCCGCTTATCGCTAGTGACGCGCGGGGCCGCTAGCAGTAGCTCGGCGGCTTCCACGCGTGAGCAATCCATTAGGCTCGCGAGCGCCGTCGGAGCACAGTAGCGGGAGAAAACGTCGATGGCGTTGGGCGCGTCGCGCCAGTCTTTTCGCACGTCGGTTCCCCTTCCGTTCGGGTGATCGGTGGTGCAAGGCGCCCTCCCCGTCGCAGGGGAGGACTAGGCTTGGTTACCTATGTGCTTGGGTCAGTTGCGGATCGGGTTGTTCCACCAGTCGAGGGCGGCGGTCACTTCCTCGGGCGTGTAGATCATCTGTCGTCCTCCGTGGCGAAGAGCGTCTTGGTCTTGGCGGTGAAGATGACCCACGACAGCGACGGGTCCTCGTAGTCAACCTCGGTCTCGACGTACCCTTTTTTCTTGAGGTCGGTCAGGTGTCCTAGGCTGGCCGGAGACCCGCCAACGTTGCCACCGAACAACGGCATACCCGCCCAATTATGTCGGTCTTCCCAAAGAGCTTCTAGTAGGTCAAGGCTTCCGGGTGTTAGGTCGGTCGCGTTCATGGTCCTAGCTCCTCTTGAGTGTGTTCAAGTGCGCCGCGTGCGGACACCTCAGTATGATGCACAACGCGTGCCACCTCCATTCCCTGCCACTTCGACGCAATCGCCGCCAAGGTGACAGGACTCTATGCCACTATGGCATACCTAGGTGTAGTCCTCACGCCACACATGTTGCGGCGCTGCCACCACACCCAAACCTCTTAGGTATTGCAAAACGCAAGGCCTAGGTGTTGCAATATACAAGACTCGTGGTCCTAACGCGCTGCGTTTGACTCTCATTCTCATCCATCGACCTCCAAAAAGGGCTTGCACCCCACGGCCGGGGGGTCGATTTAGGGTGGTTGTGACTCCCAACCTTTTGTACCCGAGGAGGCGGGAGGTGCTTTTAAAGCGGCCGAGATCCCCCCTAAGGTCTTCGCGCGCACGAGTTACGCGGATTTCGGGCGGAAATACCAAAAATCTACCAAAAAATCCTAAATTGGTAGTTTTCGCGCGCGCGGGATGACGTTTTTCGTCGTTTTACGTCCTCGAACTCTTGGTTGTCTTGGGTGGGGCAATCGGGAGGGGATTGCACGGAGGAGTCTAAGGCGTCTCGGAAGGCGTCGTGCGAGCGAGTTCGGCCTCTAAGGCGTCAAAGAAGGCGTTTAGGACGAAGCGCGCCTTGGCGGCCTTCTCCAAAGCGGCATCGAGGGACTTGGAGTCCGTGAAGTCCGAGATATCGAAGCGCCAGTAGACGTGGCGATAGCAATCTGCGAGTTCGAGCGTGGCGTCTAGGTAGTGGTTTTCTTCCTCTTCGGCGCTTGTGTAGGATCCTTTCGAGATCCAAGCGTGGGTGAAGGAGTTAACGTTCGTTTCGGGAGGTTGGAGGAAGGTTCGGAGGCGGAAGATGTCTTTTTGGGTCATTTCACTTCTCTTTGTAGGATCCTATCATTACCCAAATCATCACAAAAGACAGCGTGAAAGATATCGCTAGGGCACTGAATGCGCCTCCGTAAACCATTAAATAGGCCAAAACACCAAAGAAAGCGATAATGATCCACAATAATATGGTGTTCAAAAAAGCCCAAAGAAAGCGTTCTATCATGAGTTCCTCCACGACGGATACCACCGAGCGAGATAAGCCTTCATCGCCGCTTCGAGGAACTCAGGGATCTCGCTCCGCTTCGACTTAGGAGTCCATCGGACGACTCCGGAGACTCGTGAGGAGGAAGGTGCGTGGAGCATGAGGGAGATGAGAGCGGCGTGAGCCATGCGTTGGGCGTACGGGGCGTCCGAAGGTGGGTCGGGAATCTCCAGGAAGTACGTGGCGTCGTCGTTCATTCGTCGAAACCTCGCTTTTCGATCTCGCGTTGGAGGTACCAGAGGGCTTTGTGGAGGTCGCCTCGGGGGTCGCCTTTGTAGTCCGCGCGGGAGATGTACTTTACGACGTTTCCGAGGCGAAAGGAGAGGCGTTTAGCTTCGATAAAGTCGATCGTTTCGATGCCCCCGACGTCGTAGTAGTCATCGGGAAGGGGTTCAAGATCGCGCAAAGCGCCCCAAAGGCTTTCTGTTTTGTCTTTATGAGGCAAGTTACTCACCACACGAAAATAGGCTTCGCATAAATCATCGTAATCTGCGGGCGTCATCCCCCGATCTCCTTTAGGTCGAGTTCTAGGTGGAGGTGGGTTCCTTCTAGGATGACGTCGAAGGCGGTCCCGAGAATACGCGAAAGCACCAACCGGGCCTGGAAGGCTTCTGTAGGTGTGAGGTCGAAGGTTCGGACGTCGAACGCACGCTCTCGGAAGTCCGTCGCGGTCCCGTAGTGATAGGAGTTCTCGGAATGGACTCCATCGCGTCCGGAGGTGATCGTGGGGGCCTTTCCGAAGGACTTACGCCAGTAGAGATTGACGACGTCGAGCGCGAGAAGGATTCCCGGGTGGGGAAAGATAAAGACTACATTGTCCTTCGTTCGAGTCATGAGGCGTCTCCGGGGTCTTCGTCGATGATATACGTCTCTAGCGCGACGTCGGGGTCGTTATTGATGTAGACTCCTTGAAGAGAAACGTTCGCAGCCTTTCCATCCTCGTATCCGGCGTCATAGAAGTTGGAATCCGAGAGCGCCTCGTGGTAGAGGTGTGCGATTCGATCCACCACCGTTTCCTCCGCGTCCTCTAGGCGTCCCCCCACGAACTCCCGAAGGTCTTCGGGGATGAACTCCGCGAGGATGTGACGGACCTCGCGTGAGAAGATGTCTACAACGACGTGCACGAGTTCGTGGATGAGGAAGAGTTCCTTCTCGGCGAAGGTAAGGTCGAAAAAGGAGGAATCGAGATAGAGATGTGCGATGTGATAGCGGCGCTTTACGAGAATCGCTGCCTCTCCCGGGTCGTCTCCGGCACCCTTCATATGGACGCAAATCGTCCGGAGGTCCGAGGCGACTTCCAAGAAGGGGGTGAGGAGGCTTTCGACTTCCGGTCGGAGGGCGTGGGGGAAGGCGTCCATGAACTGGATATCAGGCGTCATTCTCGGAGTCTCTCGGAAGGATGCGGAGGTCTTGGAAGACCTTTACGTCTCCTAAGATGTCGATTCGAGCGGGGAGCGTCAAGTCTAGGACTCTGACGCCCCCGGAATCGGTGAAATTAATCGTGACGGAATTCCGCTCCGGATTGTATCGGATGATGCGGAGGAAGGTATCGGACATTTTGTCTCCCCTAAGCAGCTTTAGTGTGTCCCGGATTAGATTTGTATCTGGGACACACCTCTAAAAACCCGGTGTCCGTAAGGGTTTTTTGGGGGTATAGTGTGTCCGCCCTACGGACACGCCACCTTTTTGGCCCCTTTTGGAGGTGTGTCCCGATTCTCTAACATAGGGTGGGACACACCTCATGAGGCGTTTCCGGAGGCTATGTAGAGGTGGTTTTGAGGTGTTCCTAGGTTGAGGATTGCACCTTTTTTCACAAGTCCATCTCTCGCTCGCCTCAACTCGTCGTCTCTCGCCACGACTCCGTCCTTGAGGTCACGGAAGGAGCACCTGGGGTGTGTGAGGACGAAGTCCAAGACGGTGGACTCGACTTCCTCCGAGGTGCGGAGGAGTTGAAACTCGTCTCCTTCGAGCTTTAGGCGCGTTTCGCGGATCGGAATACGCCCTGTTCCTTTGATGATTCGGGGATCTAGACCTTCGCCGTGCATTTCGAGGATTACGTCGACGTTCGCCCCGATCGCCGTCGAATCCCGATATTTTCCATCGGACTTGCGGGAGTGGTGGAGGATAAGCGTGGCGGCGAATTCGCGTGCGACATCGCTAATCTCGGTCATAACGGTAGTCCAGCGCTGGGAGTCCCCGGGTTCGATCTCCTTCCCCGACGTTCGATTCGCGTAGGCGCCAAGGGTGTCCCAGATGATGAGAGAGGGATGCTTCTCCTCTGCGGCTGCCCAAATCGTTTGGATAAGCGAGAGTCCCTCGCGGGAGCCTGAGACGATGAAGATGCGCTCGGGATCGGCGCCGAAGCGGACGAGACGTGGCGCGAAGTCATTCGCGTGCTCTTCGAGGGAGATAATTAGGACGTTCGCCGCCTCACATAGACCTCCTAGGAAGGGAGTCCCCGACGAGACAGCGGCCGCCATAGCGGAAGCGAGGGTCGATTTCCCGCCCTTCTCGCGTGCAGCGAGAAGCGTTGTTCGCTCATGCCAAACGAAGCGGGGGACGATTGCGCGGGGTGGATCCATGATCGAGGGGTCTTCGAGGATGTCGGCGAGGCAGTCACAAAAAAGGGAGGAACTTGCTTCTGGTTGAGTCATTCGTTAAATTGTCCTCGAAGATACGTGACTAGTCGTTAATTCAAACCTAAAGGATTTCATGAGTCGTCCTAAAATCGCCCTCCACGAAGTCTCGTACGAACGCCTGAGCGAGGCGGAAAAGCGTCGTGCCCACCCCCCGCGAGAGATGTCTTCTGGCTCCTCCAAGGGTCCTATTCATATGTGGCTTTGTGTGGAACCATGGTGCGGGAACACGGAATATACCTACTCGGTCCACGAGGCGCCAGTTTGTGGTGGGGGGCTCCTCTTCTCGTTCCTCACGAACGATGACTTTTCGTCTCGCGTCCATCAGCCTTGGGCGAGGAAGGAGTTCTAGATGGGGGGTAAGGGTAAGAAGGAGATAGAAAGCAATAAAGCGGTGTGGCTCGCTAAGATCGAGGCGGGCGAGATTGTTTCGATTCCACCCGAGAAGAAGGAGAACGTTGAAGACCTTCCGAGATGGGTTAAGACCGCGCTCGTTTTGTGGAAGGTAGACGGTAACTCTTATAAAGAGGCTGCGGCGCGCTTTAACAAGGCAGGAGGTACTCTTTCGTCTTACGCGAGGTCCCCGGCCGGTAGGAAGTGGCTCTCCTCCCTTGAGTCCTTCATCGAAGACCCTGTGGCGATGGCGAAGGCTTACCTTAGTGCGAATGCCCTCTCCGTCACTCTAGAGCGCTTCATCTTCCTCCAAGCGGCGATTGACGCCGGAGACTACGCGACAGGAGATAAAATTGCGAAAGACCTCCAAGATCGGATGGGAATCGTTGCGAAGAAGGCGGATGCGGGGGCGGTTTCGGTCAAGATCAACTTTGGGGGTGCGAACTTCGACGCCCCGGTTGTCGAGGCGGAATGGACGACGGAAGGAGACGATGAGGAATGAGTGAGCTTACGATTACTCCCGGAGGGGATGAGTGGAAGAACCTCCGGAAGTTGTGTACCGAGACGCTTCCCGGGAAGAGGTCGGCTCTATACTTCCTTAATGCGAAGGTGAGGGGCCTCGAAACTGTCGTTCCTATGACTTATCGGGCGCATCTCGCGATGTGTCTTTTCTCGGAGGACGCCACCGGCATCCCCGAGATTGACTCCGCACGCATCAAACTCATCCTCGTTCCCCGAGGTGTGGGGAAGTCAAGCATGATAACCAAGGGGCTTCCGATCCTTCGAGTTCTTCGAGATCCTGAGTACGCCACCGGAATTGCTAACGAAACCGCCGAACTCGCTTCGACGTTCCTCCAAGACATTAAGGCGGAATTTGAGTCGAATCAACTCCTTCAAATCCTCTTCCCCGAAGTTATTCCCGACGATTTCCGAGCGACGGTGTGGAAAGCGGATCGGATTATCACGAAGCGGAAGAAGTCTAATCCTACGTCTCCTACGGTACTAGCGACGGGTGTGGGAGGAACCAAGACGGGCGTTCACCAAAACGAGTGGATTGGGGACGACCTTTTGAGCCAAAACGCCGCCGAGGCCGCTTATCGGGGGAACGCGGCCGAGATCGAAGCCACGAACCGCTGGATCACGCGTCTCCAACCGCTCCTTAAGTCCCCGAAGCGCGATCCTATCAAGTTTATTGGGACGAGATGGTGGGAAGGGGATTCGTACGAGTTTGTGGAGGACTTTTGGGGGCACGAAGAGGAGCGAAAGGAGTTCCTTTGGACTCTTAAGCTTCCAGCGCAGAAGTTGGAGTGGGAAGGGGGAATCGTGGATCGTCCCCCCGAGACTCAGACGATTAAACTCTATCGGAGAGGTGAGGTTGCGGTCTTTAAGTTCCCCGCAATCGACGCTAACGGGAGGGCAATCTTCCCCGAGAGATATAACCTCGAAGAACTCCAACAGATGCAGGAGGAGGACCCCGTCTTTTATGCGGGACAATACCTCTTGGAGCCCACGGCGGGCGCCGCTTCGATCCTAGATCCCGCGTGGTTGAACACGTACGAGATCGACGGGAATGCGATCCTCTTCGACAACGCCGCGACGGGACGTAAGGAGTATCTACCCTTAAAGGACTTAACGGTGCTCATAAGCGTAGATCCCGCGTTCTCGAAGAAGTCCTCGGCCGCGAGGACGGCGATTCCGGTCGTGGGAACCGACGGCGAGCGACTCTTCCTCCTCGAAGACTTCGCGGAGCGCCTTGATTCGGAGGACGATATTGCGGCGCATGTAGTCAACTTCTACCTTCGCTATCGCAATTACGGGTGTAAGATCCCGAAAATCTTCGTCGAAACCATCGTCGCTCAGGTGGCGGTGGCGAACGCGATCCGACGCCGCTTCCGCGAGGAAGGCCTTGGAGAGCCTCCGCTCGAAGAGATCAAGAGTCACGGCCAGAAGTCTAAGGTGATGCGGATTTATGGCCTCGAACATTACGGGAAGCGAGGTATCATCTACTACCACAAGACCCAAACGAAGTTCTTCATGGAGTGGGTGTCGTTTCCGCGCGCAATCCTCCGCGATCTCCTCGACGCCATCGCCTTCCAGGTGGATGAGTGGGAGCGGATCTTCAAGATGCAACATTTCGGAGGTGGAATATCTCGGGAGGGCATCGTGAAGCGCAACGAAAAGGCGAAAGAGCGGATTCGAAAGGCGTGGGGGAGGAAGCGGCGCCGTTCGTAACGCTTCTGGCGTCCTACACGAGTCTTACACACCAAATTCGTTACCCCAAGCAGTTGACTTCCCGTTTAACTTTAAGCAACGACGTTTTAAGCCTTAACGGAGTTCTTTCCCTCCTAGATGCCTTTACTTTCCGAAGTTAAATTCGGTCCCGAGCGTAAGGAGGAGTTTCTCGCGTGGATTCGCCGCGAAATCCTCCAAACCGAAGGTGATCGTGCGGGGCTTGAGAGGACGTGGGAGAATCACCTTCTCGCTTGGAGGGCGAAGGTTACGGATGAGGAACTCGATTATCCGTATCCCGGAGCGCCCTACTCCCGCGACACCGAGATCCTTACGCGCACCGGCTGGAAAGCCATCGACGAAGTCGAGGTCGGTGAGTACGTCCTGACGCGACGAGATGAAGATTCCGCGCTTGAGTGGAATCCTGTGCTGGCTAAGCCCTCTGTATGGGCCAAGGAACTCTATCATCTCCAGAGCCAGACCGTTGACCTCATGGTCACGGCCGGACATACGATGGTGGTGGAGAACCAGAAAGGTGAACTCAAGAGGATGCCGATGGAGGATATGTGGGGGAAAGAAGGCTATTTCATCCCCCTCATGGGCACATACGAAGGTGTTGACGCTGAAAAGCTTTTCGGGCTTGATGCTGAAGATGTCGCTGAGTTTGTCGGGTGGTATATCGCAGAAGGGTCCAAGACCAACTCCGGTAGTGTGCTGATTGCCCAGAAGAAGCCTCACGGGCGCCGCGCGTTGGAGGCTCTGTTTGAGCGTCTTGGGTTCTCCTACACGGCCTACCCCAATAGCTACACCGTCCATGCGAAATCCATGCCAGATCAGCTTCTGTTCTGGCTTGATATGGGTGTATGTGACGAGAAAAGGATTCCGGGGTTCTTTTACGGTGCATCTCCTAGGATCATCAAGCGCCTGTTTGCGGGGATGATCGCGGGCGATGGGCACGTAAAGTGGGCTCCTGGCGCTAACCATCCGCAGATTACCTACCATACTACGTCTTCTGGGCTGGCTGACGACTTCCAGGCTCTAGCTCAGCTCATTGGTAAGCGTTCTACCATCATCTATCGGGACCGCAGTGGTGAACCCGGCGGTACGATTGATGGAAGGACGATCGTGGCGACCCGCAAGCAGGCTTCAATTGGCTTGCTGCATCACACGAGGGCGAAGATCCGTAAGCAGCACTACAAAGAAGTCGTCGAGTACAACGACTTCGCCTACTGTGTGACGGTCAAAAACCATGCAGTGTATGTGCGGAGGAATGGGAAGCCGTGTTGGAGCGGTAATTCAAACCTAGAACTCCCCCTTACGGCGATGCACGCCGACCCCGTCCTCGCCGATATGCTTCAGAGCTTTTCGGCGTCGGAAGACTACTGGCACGCGGTAGCGAAACGCCCCGATCGCGTAGACGTCGCGTCGGCCCTTAGGGAGGGCCTGACAGCGATCGAGAAGCGCTTCCTTAAGATGCGCCGGATCAACGAGAAGGCCTTCCTCGAAGATATCGTGCTCGGGACCGCCTTTTACAAGAACCACTGGAAGTCCGAGAGACGGCGCCGGAGGCGTTACGAGGCGGATGGGGAGTCTGTGAGTGAAATCCTCATGGTATCCCAACCCTCGATCGAGTTTGTTCCGATCCAACGCATCCGGTTCCCGGCGTATGCGTGGAGTCTCGACTTCAACGCTCCCGGAGGCACTCCTTGGATTACGCAGGAGTTCCGATGGAGTCGTGAGGAGTTCGAGCGCTACCGTAAGGGATCGGAGGAACTCGTTGGCTTCGATACGGACGCCGCCGAAGACGTATCGACGTGGTTTTCGGACGAAGAAGAGCCCATTCGCTCCCTCATGGAGGAGGAAGACGAGTTCGAGGCGTTCGAGGACCTGAAGCACAAGGTCTTCGAGGTGTGGGCGCGTTTCGACACCCGAGGGGATGGGACGTACGAGGACATCGTGGCTTGGATTCACCTGGGAGTCCCTGCGGTCCTTCGTGCGATCTACTTCCCCAACGCTCACGGAACACACCCCTTCCATAAGATCAACTACCTTCCGGGATACGGAATCTACGGGATCGGGCTCGCGGAGATCGACGAGTGGGCTCAGGATGGAGCGACACAACTCCTCAACGCCCAAATCGACAACGCCCGCCTCGCGAACACGAGGATGTTTTCGGCTCCCGAGGGTTCGATGCACGCGCAGGACGAACTCGTTTACCCCGGGAAGGTGTGGTATCTTGGGCCTGACGAAGCGATCGGGGAGGTTCGACTCTCGGATCTTTATCCTTCGGGATTCGGACTCCTTCAGCAACTCGTTTCGTTCTCGGAACTCCGTTCGGGCGTGAATGAACTCCGTCAAGGAAGTCTCTCGGGCCTCCCCTCTCGAACTCCCGCCACGTCGCTCCTCTCGATCATGCGCGAGGGCAACAAGCGTTTCGACATGATCCACACGGGGATTCGAGACGTTCACTCCGAGATGGGCCTTCGGATGACTCAGAACGTCGCGCAGCGCGTGAAAGACGATCCCCTCCGGTGGCAGACGTTCTTTGCAAACGTCCTCGGACCCGAGGACGCCGGTCGCGTCCTCTCGGTCCTAACGTCTCCGGACGTCGAAGCGATCGAAGAGGCGTTTGGTATTAGCGTTACCGCGACGAGCGCGAGCGTGAACAAGGAAGTAGAGAAGCAGTCCTTCGTTGGGATGCTACAACTCACCCAACAAATCCACGCCGCTCTCACCCAAACGATGCTCCTTCACGCTCAAGTCCCCGACCCGATGGTGCAAGCGGTCGCTAAGGCGTCCTTCGTGTCGGGAGTCGACATTCTCCGACAACTCCTTGAGCGCTTCGAGGTCCAAAACGTCGACGAGCACATGGGGAACCTCGAAGTTATCGCGAACTCCTTCCGCGCCGAAGGACAACCCGGAGGCAACGCCGCTACGGGTCAGTTCTTCGACCAATCCAACCTCGGGATTCTCGGCAGCGCCGGAGGAGTCCCTCCACAAGGCCTTGATATGAACTCCATCGCCGCTCTTCTAGGAATCGGATGACCTCTCGCGTCCATTGCATCTCGTGTGGGGGGACTTTCGAGTCGTGCCAGCGTCACGAGCGCCTCGCGTGCGCGGGAGTCTTCCTGAGTGATCCTAAACCCACCAGAGAGCCTCCGGCGTCGGAGGACCTCGTAGAACTCGTCATGAGCCGTCTCGGAAAAGAACTCGAAGTAGTTATCCGAAAGGCGTTGCGTGATCTTCTTCTAGGAAGACGATGAGCCTCCTCGCACCCCTCCGGAAGCTCTTCGCGCCCCCTAAGGCGTCCTCTAGGACCCCCGAAGGCTTCCCAATCCCCTACGGCCTCACTCCCGAGGAATACGCACTCCTCCGCTCCCACATAAAGGAGCGAGAGTGGGAAATCTATGTAAAGGCTCTTGACTCCGCGCTTAGATTTCATGCAGAGAAATTGATTCAAACTTCGTCTAATGAAGCTTTGCACTTTTCTCGTGGTTTCATCTCTGGCCTTCGACGTGCGGCCGGGGTTGTTAGCGAAATCGAAGCCGCAGAACGAAGCTTTAACGAAAACCTAAAACGCCAAGAGAATGTCCGAAAGCGATCCGACACAAGTCTCTACGGAACTCCCGCCTTCCGACGCACCTCCCGAGACGACTGAAGCTCCGGCTCCACGTCTTCGGGGAAGCGATCTTCGCTACTCCGACGAGGATGACGTCCCTACGTGGGCGCGGGGGAAGACCTCAGACGAGATTCTAGCGACCGCCTCGGACCTCTACGCCGCACTCCAACGACCTCAGACCACGCCACTTGAAAATCCCCCTTCGGTTTCTTCTCCTCCCGTGACTACTTCTTCCGACCTCCCTACGGTAGACTCTAATCTAATCTACTCAGACCCTAACGAATATCACCGTCAGATGGAGCGTCGGACGGAAGCCCTCGTGGAGAAGCGACTCGCGAACGCCGAACGCTTGGTTATGACTCCGATGGCCTCGATGGCGCGGACTCAGGCCCAGGCGAATCCGAAGCGTAAGGATGTGTGGGAGCGTTACGCCCCGGAGATCGAGGCGATCGTTGCACGCCTTCCCGACGCTGCGAAGGCGCGCCCCGACATTTGGGACGAGGCCGCTCGTATGGTCGCGGGGGAGCACCTCGACGACATCGCTCAGGCGAGAGCGGAGGCGATTATCGCGAGGGGACGCGATTCCGGAAGCCTCGGGACGCAGGGTGGAAGCCCGAATGAGCCCATCTCGACTCCTTCGCCTCTCCGGAAACTCTTCGAAGATCGCCACATCGCGGTTAAGGGTTTCATCTCAGACGACATCCCTCTCTCGAAGGTCCGCGAGCACTACACGAAGATGGGTTACAAGACTGACGAAGAGATCGCGAACCTCCTGACCGCACGAGTTAGCGCATGAGCACCCCAACGAAAGCCGAAGCCACGCCTCGCAAGCCCCTCCTCTTCGCAGACGAGCGGAGCGAGGCCGAGAAGTTCGATCCGATGCTCCATAGGGGTCACCTAGACCCCTCGCGCATCCCGGGGTACTCCGAGATCGTCATGGCAAACGACATCTCTCGCGCTGACGACCTCGTCTTTCGCAGCGCCAACGGCGTCACGAAGGAAGATATGTATCGGAAGATTGGAGCTACCCCACGCGTCTTAGACGTTGAGTTCGCGTGGTTGCCCATTTCCGGAGCCGGGGGAGCACCCTCCGAACTCCAGACGCGGGCGCTCGACGGCTATCTCCACCAAGAAGGTTATCGTCTCGCTAGTAAGGAAGACCTTACGTCGCGAGGTTTTGGGATGCCGCCCCTAGGGCGTGAGTCCGAGGACGGCACTATTCGGCGCGGCGCTGACGTTGCGCTTTTTGTTAGATCGGGAGAAGTATCCCGTAAGTGGAATGCCTACAAGATCGCTGAGCAAGCGGAACTTGAAGGCCGACAGGTTGCTCTCTTCACCTCGGGACGCTACGAAGCCGAAGCGTTCTCGGGAGTCGAGGACGAAATGTCAGTAACAATTCGCAACTAAATACCTAGAGGAATCTAAAAATGCCTAATGGCTTTTGGTACGCCTCGGGACCTTACCGGAAGGACGAGAGGGTCGCAGGTAGCGCCTTTTCGAAGGGCGACATGCTCGCTCTTGATGCGTCTTCGAATCTTTCGCGTTTGAATCCCTTCGCCGTCGCGGCGGGGACGATTTACGCTATCGCAGATTCGGATTCGACGAACTCCATTCGTGATAAGTGCGTCGTGACGGTCATTCAACCCACGACTCGTTTCTGGTCCCGCACCACTTCAGGCGTAACACTCCTAACGGGTGAGGAGTCCGGCGTCTCGTTTGTCGCCGCTGCACCCGGACGTTATTGGGTCAACGAGTCCGCGAACACGGCTGTTGTCGTGGTCACTGAAGGTACGGACAAGATCGACCAGAGCGTGCAGTCGAAGGTTGTCGTTCAATTCAAGTTCGCTGACAGCGAACTCGACCTCAGCTAAAGGAGACTACTCATGGCTATGACAGTTCAGGAGTTCCGTCGCCTGGCTGATCCGGATCTTGATAAGATCTGGCACGAAGACGACGAGCTTTATGGAGATCAGTACTCGCGTTATCTCAACGTGAAGTCTCTCGATGAGCTTTACACCATCGAAGCCGAGATGGCTGGCTTCGGACCGCCCAAGGAGATTTCCGAGGGTGACGATGTGGAGTTTGACGAGGCGATTTCGCCGCGCGAGAAGCGGTATGACATCCAGAAGTTTGGCCTCGGTTACAAGGTGACCGACAAGCTCTGGAAGAATGATCGGTACGGGGAGGTCATTAAGTTTGAGGCCGACCTGCGCCGGGCGGATGCAGACCACACGGACACGTATTTCATGGCTGTTCTCGCTAACGCGGACAACACCACGATTTCGACTGGTTTCGATGGTCTAGCGCTCGCATCCACCGCACACGTTCGGATGGATGGGGGTGCAGTCCAGGCCAACCGTCCTACCGCGTTCACCGCCCTTAGCCTCACGGCTTATGAGGACGCGGTGATTGCGTTTACCAAGTTCAAGGACGAGAGGGGTCGGCCGTATGTGTCGAGTCCGTCGAAGCTTGTAACGGGTCTTGACCTCGTCCTCGTGGCGAACGAGATCCTCGCGAGCCCGATGAACCCCACGACCGCGAACAACGCCACGAATGCGGTGCGTAATGTCTTTACCGTCGAGGCGAGTTCTACGCCTAAGATCACCTCTTCGTCCTATTGGGCGCTCTTGGGTGATCGCCACGACGTTAACGCTATCTGGAGGGAGCGTCCTGTTGCTTCCTCGGACACTCATTGGGAGTCCGATACCATGAAGCGTAAGGTGACGAAGTGGACGTCGCGCGGACACGGGCGGTGGATGGGCTTTTACCTCGGGTCTACCTAAACCACGGAGTGGAGGGGTCCTCCGGGACCCCTCCCCCTTTCACAGTAGAAGAATATGGCTAACTCAGAAAGAACAACCAGACTCACGAGAGTCCTGTTTGGGCCGGAAGGACACGCTGGTGGTGGTGGAGACGAGGCCGCTCCGATTGGTTTTAGCAACATCACGACCGCCTCCCCCCTCTCGACGTTTATTCCCGACGGATACCTCTCGATTTGCTCCCACTCCGGGAACTCCCTCGTGATTGCAGTTCGTTCGGGAGCAACGACGTATCGCTTCACGAACGCCACGGGTAGTGTGCTTTAATGAGCACTTTTCGTTCGGACCTTTTCGGAGGTGTTTCGGGCAACACGAGCACTATCTATCTCGTAGCCGATGCGGCCGAGATGACGCTCTTTTATGACGTGGACTCAGCGACGTCGCTTGAGATCCACGGCTCGAACGCCTCAGGCTTTCGTCACGCGATCCTTGAAGACGAATGGTCGGTGCTTACGACGATTGTTGGTGCGTCCGATAATGGGCTTGTGAATATCGAGCCTGGGTTTCGCTGGGCGCGCGTCGTTCGAGAGAGTGATACATCGCTTCCGAGCGCGGTCTTACATGGGCGGAACGTCGTCCGAGGACACGGTTGAACATGAGACGAATTGTGATTCGCCTTAGGAATTGGTTGCACGAGAAGCTTTATAGGGAAGCGCTTCCTAACGAGAATGGAGTAGTTCGGATCAGCGCCGAACTCATAGACGACTTACAAGGGAAATTTTAAATGGCTTCTTCAAACTCTTGGGCGGATTATGTCTTTGGGTACGCCTTCGCCGCTGCGTCTTGGGCGACGCAGGCGACCTTTGTTTCGCTTCATGACGGCGACCCCGGGGCGACCGGGGCGAACGAGCTTTCGAACGCCACGTACGCGCGCGAAGCGACGGGGGCGTTTGCGAACATCTCGACTGCCACTAGCGTCACCACGAATGACTCGGTGATTACATTCAACACCGACGGCGACGGCGAAACCGTCACCCACGCGGGCATTTGGTACGGCGTGTCGGGCGGGACGTTCCTTTTCGGGGGTGCTCTCGGTTCGAACTTCGCCTATAACAACGGTGTTACGCCTGTTTTCGATGCGGGTGCGCTTAAGCTAATCGCGTCGTGACGTGGGCGTTGCGTGTCGCTACGTAGACCCTACGGACGTCTTCAACGATTACGTTTGGCCTCCGAGGTCTATGAATTTGTGTATCTCCAAAGCGGAGATCGACACCCGTCCTATGAGTGGCGATGACTGGACGGATCTTCTAGCGACGGCCGACGTCGATCCGTGGCCAGACGCTGCGATGAGCGACCAGGACTCGACGACGAACCTGTACGCAATGTCGGGCGCGCTCGTTTATCTGAGGACGGGTACGACTAGTTATCGTGAAACGCGCATACGCACTCAACTCAACGGCGGCACGAAGGGCTACGCGTTCACTCACTACACCCACTCGGGAAGGTCGGTGTCTTGATGTATACGTTGCGCTTCGTTGATTCTGATATGGAGCTTCAACCTCCGGAAAATGACCCCCTCGACGCGGGCACGATCACCGCGACCCCGGGAGACGGCACGGTAGCCATCGCCCAGGGCACGGCCCCGTCAGGTGGGAGCGAATCCTACACGCGCGACCTGTACCGTTCCACGGACGGATCGAAGGGCTCGGTGCTCGCTGCGGACGTGACGCTGCCATACGACGACGACACGGCGGAGAACGACACCGAGTATACCTACACGCTCGAAGTTGACGACGGGATCACGACTGACGACACGCCTTCGGTGAATGCTACGCCGGGGGAAGTGACCAACTTCGACGCCGACTGGCAGCTAGGAGCGGGCCACTATTTCGACGCGGAAGCCGCCGACGAGGAACTCGCTCTGTACGTCGTCTATCCCCGACCGGACGCGGAGACAAACAGCTACGCCCGCCACCTCTGGGCCTATCCGGGCATTCTGTACGAGGTCCCGATGGGCGTGCAGTTCGGTGCGTGGCCGTATCGCTACCAGAAGATCAGCGGCCCGTCGTGGCTCGACATCGTGTACGAGACGCTGATGCCGGTCGGGGACGTGAAGGAGGTGCTAGAAGGCTATGGGGTGCTGGCAGGGATCGCTCCCGCGACGCCGCAGGCCGCTGCGAATGTGGTCGTACGCGTCACGGACCAGGCGGGCGCGACCGTGGACATCACGTTCTCTGTAGAGGTCAGCGCCACCCCGTTCGTGTTCCTTGATCCGGTGAACGGGGACGACGGCACCGCGGACGGCACGATCGACCTTCCCTACAAGGAGGTTTCCGCGCTTCAGGACGCCGCCCTCGGCGAGACGATTTGCTACATCCGTGCGGCGGCAGACTATCAGCCGAACCCGCCCCGTCAGTTCCGTGTTGGCACCGCAGACGAGCCTCGCGCCTACGTCGGCTATCCAGGCGAGGAAGTCGTCATCAACTGCACCAACGATACCGGATTCAGTGCCGGCTCGAACGACGACACCTTTTTCGACAACCTGACGATCGTGAACGTCAACCGGACGAGCGAGGACGCGAGCAACGTGCGGGTGATTGCGCGTTTCTCACAGGTGGAGCGAGAGACCCTATGGCGACTGACTTGCGTAAACATGTTCGCTGGCACGGCGTCAACGGACAACTCCGGGTTCGCGATATACCTGGCTCTTGGCGGGTCGACTGACGACCCGACGCCCGGCCACTGGCATCTCTACATGGCCGATTGCGTCGGGGACGAGCTGAACCCCGAGGGCGCTGGCTCCAATGGGGCTGCTATGTGGCAAGCGTACATGGCCCGTCGGTCTTTGATCGAGCGCAATACGGTCATCGACAGTCAGGTCATCAACAATGGCCTGTTCCTCACCAAGGAGTCCGAAAAGTACGTCGAGACTCGTTGGAACAACGCAGTCGATGGCAACGTTGGCAACTACCAGGTGCGCACATTCGCGTCGTCGAACAGGGGCTTTCCTAAGTTCCACCTCCTCCGACACAACTTCAGCGGTTCGGCGTACGGGGGCAGGATCGGAACTGCAGCGGCGATGGACAATCGCGATAGCGTGAATCACGGTCCGATCATATTTGCCCGTAACAACTTCGGCACAAACGGCTTGTCCAGCCTGCCCACCGCCCCAACGCCCTATGACGGTGACTATCGGGCACATGACAATGTCGCTGGCTCGCTCAACGGGAATTACCCCACAGCCTCGGGTAACGTGATTGATAGTGTGGGCAACCTGTTCGACGCTGACATGAAGCTCACAGGAGCCGCCCGGACGACGAATCTAGGACTTGCTGGCGCGGAGATCGCATAATGGCTGATCTACTCTACGTCCACGACGGCTCGGTCCACGACGCCGCCACCGTCACACTACTTGAAACTGAGCATACGGTCACTCAGCACGACGTGGATGGTGGCGCCGACCCGATCCCCGGCGATGCGGGTGATTACGACTGCATCGTGCTCGGGTTCGACTTCGGCGACAGCGAGGTCGGCACGAGCTACCGCGACCTCGCGGTACCCGTGATCGCATTGGGTTCGGGTAACTGGCAGACGGCCCTTGAGCTGACCTCGACACTCTCGACGAACGGTAGCTCCACAACGATCGTAGTGACGGACGACGCGCATGAGATAGCGGTCGCGGCCGGACTCGCGGCCGGCACTCAGACGATCGCGGAATCCAACCACTCCATCTTTCGTGCGGACGGGCTCGGACCGGAAGCTGACTCGATTGCCTGGCACTTCCAGGACACGCGCCACACGTTTTTCGTCTATGAAAGCGGTGCGGAGATGGCGAACAGCGTGCTCGCCCCCGCGATTCGCGTTGCTCTCGGGTTCATACGCGGTGCGGACACGCTGACCGCGCTCGGCGAGGCGTGTTTGCTGGAGAGCGTCACGTACGCGATTGGAGCGGCGGGCGGCGGCGGCGGTGAGGCCATTATCGCAACTCTCTCCTCCTCTTTCTCGTCGAGCGTTTCGGACTTTACCGTTTACGTTTCGAAGTTCATCGCCCTCGTGACGAGCTTCGCGGCGAGCGCTTCGGCGGGGTCGCTCCCCGCCGTGATATCGGCTACGCTAGCGTGGTCCGTGGATCTAACCGCATCCGCCTCTTCGGTCCTCCAAAGAATCGCGACGGCGTCTCTCCGCACCACTTTCTCGCTCTTTGGAAGCGCCTCAGGCGTCCCCTCCGCGATCGTTTCGGGAGCGACCGACATAGTTGTGTCTAGCGTTAACTTTATACGAACCGGAGCCACCTTCATAACGGGTTCCATGAGAAACATCTTCCGCAAGGACTAAAGCGTGGCTAGCAATTCAGGATGGACAACGGGACTACCGAGTGGGCAGTCGAAGGTTTCGGACACCGACGATGAGTTCCGCTCACTCAAGTCCTTCCAAGAAGCGTGGTGGGAGCAAGAGCATTACGCAACTGGAGGTTCCGCGTCGTCCGCAGGCATCCATCGCCTCGGCAGTGGGCGTGCTTACGTAGGGACTGCCTCTCAGTTGTCTAATCCGACTGCCGACAACCATGGGCGCCTCTTCTTCGTAACCGACGACAATGTCCTTCGTGTGGGGAACGTTTCGACCTCCTCGTGGAGTGTTCTTGCGGATAACGTGACGCTCGCGAGTGATAACTCCTGGACGGGCGCGAATGAGTTCACTTCGGGAATTTCCTCCTCTCAAGCAACGATTACGGGGGGCCTCGCTAAGATAGGAGTCTTCTCGAATATCTTGGCTGGTTCTCTTTCGACGGATATCGGATCTGTTAACGGAGACACATTTTCCTCCCTCGCAACTTTTATGGTTTCAGGCGCGGAAGTCGGAGATGTGGTGCTTATAGGACTAGAAGCAGTCGACTCTAATCACATGATAACAGGTCTTGGTGGTTATGTGGTAAGCGCGGACGTTGTTGGGTTTACATTTTACAACGCAGGAGTGAGCGCCATCAATCCTTCCGATCAAACTTACACCGCTTTGGTGTTTAAGCGAGCATGAGCCCGCTCCAGCGGTTCCGTCACGCTCCTCACCTTCCGGCTCCGCGCAAGCGAGAGCGCACTTTTAGTGTTCCCGTCGCCTCCGGACTTCACTCGGGCGTCGCTCCGCAGGAGCTTCCGCTTGGGTTCACTCCGAATGCGCAAAACTTCGACGATCACAACGAAGGTGGTATCACTCCTCGTTCTGGTCTATCGCAATTTAGCACGTATGACTTCGGAGGTCCCGTCCTCGGTGCGTCGGAAGTCTTCGACACCGAGGGACGGTCTTGTGCGTTCGCTCCCTCCGCGACGACGCTATCCTTCCTCCATCCCGAAAACCTAGGGTGGAGTGAAATCTCTTACGTTGACGGCGCGGGCGTGGTTTGGGCTCCGGACGGCCCCGTCTCGGGCACCTCAAAGGACTACTTCCGCTCCGTTTCCGTCTACGACCAGAACATCGACGAATACATTGGAGTCTTCTCTAACGGGACGGATTCGGTTAAGTTCTTCTCTGTCGTCGCGAACGCCTCCCCGAACACGTACTCGGACTTCACCTTCATCGACTCGATCGACTCGACCGTAAAAGCGAGAGACGTAGCCGCCGTTAACGATCGACTAATCCTTGTGAATTTGGAGGACGCCTCAGGCACTCGTTTCCCGACGCGCGTCCTTTGGAGTGCGCGCGGAAACCCACGCTCCTTTCTCATCGACGACGGAGCGGGCGCTGAGGATCTCATGGAGATGCGGGGGGAGATCCAAGCGGCGATCCGCTTCAGGGACTTCATGCTCCTCTTCACGGAGTACGAGATTTGGCGCGCTACGCCTACGCTCGACTCCTACGCCTTCCGTTTCGATCGCGTTGCCGACAACGTGGGGTGTCCGTTCCCGAAAACTATCGCCGTCACTCCCCACGGGGTGGTCTTCATGGAGCATCATCACGAGGTCTTCATCACTGACGGCTCGACGGTCGCTCCTCTTGGTCCCGCAGAAGCGGGAGGCCCATCGCGCATCCACAACTACCTCCACTCGGAGGTCGTGGACTTCGATCGTATGTGGTCCCTTTACAACCACGCTCACGACCGATACGAACTTTATTATGCGACCGCCGCCTCGACCACGGGTTACCCGATTAAGTCCCTCTGGTACACCCTCTCGTCTCGGGCGTGGTGGCCTCAGATGTTCTCTCACGAACTCTCCTCCGGAGTCGACATCTACGACCCCGTGGACTTCATTTCGTACGACGAAGTCGACGACGCTTACGACGACATAGACCTCACCTACGACGACTACGACGTTCGACGCGCGCGCCGGAGGATCAACGTCTTCACCTCCGGAGGCGTGAACCTCCGCTTCGATCCCGACGCGACGGACGACGATGGAGAGGTCATTGATGCGCGGTGGCGCTCCCCGGGGCTCCACGGAGGCGCTCCGCATCGTCAAGCGCACCTCACGGAGATATGGACCGACTTCGTCGCCCCAAGCTCCTCCTCCGCGTCGCTTTTCGTGGGGGCGGCGCGCAACTCTTCCGCGTTCGACGACGGAACTCCTGTCGCACTCTCCGTGGCGGGCGATGCCATCTTCACCCCTACGTGGAAAACGGGGACGGCTCCGAATTTCGAGATCCGTATCGCTGACGGCGGCACTCCTAAGATCGTCTCTTTCCAAGCTACCATCAAAGACGCCTCACGCTTCTAATGGCTATTCGTCCCCGACGTATTCCACTCCCGCCCTCCTCAGGCGACCCAGGCGTCGACTACTGGATGCGAGAGGTCACGAGTGCGCTCAACGATCTCCCTCTCTCGATCTTCTCGACCGCTAATGGGCCTAATGTGTCGAACGTAACGGCACCCGAGGGCTTCATAGGTATCGAGACGGGCTCCGGAGCCACGCGACTCTGGATCAAGCGTGTGGGGTCTGACTCGACGGGATGGAGTGCGCTCTCATGGATCTAGTCGTTCCCGCCGCCCGCACGTACGAATTGATTCCGTTTGATCCCTCTCCCGCACGCGCGGAGGTCCTCTCGCGTCTCCTCCGTGAAATCGCCTCGAAGGAGACGCTCTTCTCGGACTTCGGCGCGCCGTGCGAAGAGGCTTGTGTCACGACGAGAAATGTCGTGGAGATGTGTGAGACGTGTAAGACGCGGATGCGGACGGTCGCCGCTGCACTCTCCGCTCCCAACACAAGGGCGTTCGAGGTGTGGGACGAAGAGCCCGAACTCATAGGCGTTATCTACTTCTCGGACCTCGTCCCCTCACTCGACGCCAAAGGTCATTACGTGTTTTGGGATTCTGAAGGCCTCCGAGGAAAGACAGAAGTCCTCAAGGAGGCGCTCGCGATCGTCGTCCGCGAGGAGAAGCTCGTGCGCCTCACGATCGAAGTCCCCTCCGTCTTCGTAGCGCTTGCTCGCCACGCCTCACGCCACTTAGGTTTCGGAGGCTCGTTCGAGGCGCGCGTCGGGGGGAAGACGCTTCAGGTGGAGGGAGTTAAGGAGGGAAGCGTTAGGTGGCGGGGACGTCTTGCGGATCTTTTGATTCTAGGCCGAAGATTCGACGAGGAAGACGCCGAATCTCGTTGATGTTTCCTAGAGGCTCGTCGGTGGGGAGTCTTAAGTCGAAGCCTCCCCGAAAGCCCATGTCGACGAGGTCCACGAAGCCTATTGCTACGTCCGCGTCGTATCGGAGGCTCACGGGAACGTTTGGGTTTAGTCCGAAGATCGCGGTCCTCGAATCCACCAACGCCATCCCTTTAGCGTAGCCTGAGGGAATCGGAATACCCCGCGCAGGGGTTCCCGTGAGGGCGTCGATTTGGGCGATCCTGTCGCTCTCGCTCGCGATATACGTGAGGAGGGAGCCGTCGAAGCGGAGGTTGTGGCACGCGGAGAAGGGGAGGCGTAGGCGCACCTCCGAGAGGTAGCCGTTGTCGAAGCCGAGGTTGCGGTGGTGGCGTAAGCGCACGACCTCTGAGCGACGAAAGCGCTTGTTGTGACAGAGCACCCATACGTAGGGGCCGTCTACCCATATCGAATTTGGATGTTCGTAGTCGTGTTCGAAGGGTCCTCCGATGGTGTAGACGTGCTCCACACCTCTCTCTAAGTCCTTGAAGACAACCCCATTGTAGTAGGTATTGCAAACGTAGAGTCCTCCGTTCGCGTAGGTTATCTGGTGGACGTCTTTAAGGGGGGCTTCGAAGACGATACGCCGTCCGGAGAAGAGTCCCTCGATCGTCGAGATGTCTTCGTGCTCTCGGGTGTTCTTTACAACCCACACCTCCTTCCCGTCGAACGCAACTCCGTAAAACCTAGCACCTCCCGAGAGGTGTGCAACCGTTCCGGACGTTCGGTCTTCGTTGAGGTCGAGGAGGACGAGATTGGAATGCGTTGCAAGAAGGAAGACGTCGGAGGTCATTCGTAAATCCCCATCGCCGCCCGGACGTGCGCCTCGCGCTCCCGCATCTTATCACTCAACATCTTAGGTGTGATGTTACGCTTCCCGATGTGCCCCGTTACGAGATCGGTGTCGACATAGATGTTACCCCCTACCGCCTTCACGGAGTCACAGAAGCCCGAGTCTTCGCCTACGGGGGACTCAACGCCTCCCCCTTGGCGCTTCGCTTCCGCTAGGAGTGAGTCCCAAGCGTCCCCCGCTAGCACGTTCGCTCCGTCGTTGCGGATGCGAGAGAAGTTGTCGATCTCTCGGAGGGCGTCGATGGGACGTACGCTTCGGCGAGTGCGAAACCAAGGAGGCCCGAAACGCCTAAGGATCGGAGTCTTCACAAGAAGAAAGTGCGCTCCTGTGCGGATGACGGGAAGGACTCCCTCCCCAGGGAAGCGAGGCTCCCACGTCCCGCTCCCCGTGTCGATCGTGGGGAGGAACGGCTCGGACTTGAGTTGGGAGTAGGCCCCCACGACGTCCGCGTCCGGCACCTTCACATAAGCGGTGTGGAGGATTCGTTCGAGGGCGTCAGGGGGGAAGGTGGCGTCCGCGTCGATTTGGAGCAACCAGTCGTAAGAAGGTTGCGCCGCTTGGGGGTTGGGTGAAAGGGCGTGAGCACAAATCTCGTCCCTCGCGTGTTCTACGAGGACTCCGTTGAAGGTGCGCCACTCGATATTCACGAATCCCGAGGTGACGGCGCGAACCCTCATCTCCTCACGACACGTAGCGTATTCCTCTAGGACGCTCCCGGTTAGGCAAGTCGTCGCAACGACGCCCTTTAGGGAGCGGAGGTAGTCTTGGGTTTCGTCGAGGGTCATCTCTTAGGCCAAATCAACCACATAGAAGGATAAAGAGGAGGCGGGGGCTCTTGACAATAAGGACAAATCGCCTCGTAAAAGTCAAGCTTGGGGCCGAGAAGGAAGTGCTCCTCGCCCGCCTTCACGATACTTTCCACATTCGGATAGAGTACGGTGATGCCGGAGCCGTCGCAGTTGAAACACGAGATCGCGGAGGTCACGAAGGATAACGCTTCACGTCATGAAGCCTCAAAAGGAGGCTCTTCGCCGTCGCGCGATACGTGGGAATCGACCACCACGAGGGAAACGCAACCTTCACAACCCTCACGTCTCCTCTCCGCATCTCTGCGAACGCCATCTCGATCTCTGGAAGCACTCGAAGCGTCCCTAGGCGTCCTCGCACCTCCTCCCGCCGCGTTAGAAGTTCCTTCTCCTCGATCGCTTCGATTGACGCTGAGATCCAATCCCCGACGCTCGGCGTTTCCGGTCGCGTCGGAAGACTCTCCCGCCACCGAGGGACGTTTGAGAGGTCCGAGGGGCGATAGATGTGGAAGATATCAGGCCACGCATCCGCGTAGAGGAGGACGTGGTTGCGAGAGGCGTGCACACAAAAGTGCCGATCCTCTCCTTGCCACATCCCACCCCGGGGAAGCCCTTCGACGAGAGGAAACCATCTCACCTTCTCGAAGACTTCTCGCTTGATGAGGGTGCACGCCCCGAGGCCTCCTACAGGCCTAAGGGCTCGTTCCTCCTCAAGATCCCTAAGGAAGCGTCCAGCGTCAATCCCACGTCCATCGAACTCATATGGGTGACGCATCCAGACTTGGGGGAGTGGAGGCGCTCCGGGTTGCCACGACGTCCAAAACACCGCCGACACCACGTCCTTCCCCGTCCCTACGAGAGACGAGAGAGTTTCGGGTCCGAGGACGAGATCTGAGTCCACGAAGAAGATAGCGTCGTAGCGCTCTTCCTTCGCGTAGTCCAAGAGGCGTTGCTTCTCGCGTGCTAGGAAGGCGAAGGTGGGTTCGGACCACTCGTGGGTTGCTTCCGACACGCGGTGAATCGCTCCATCAGGCCTCGGGAGGACATCGGCGATCGTCGCTCCCGCTTCGTCTAGGAGGACGAGGGCTTCGGGCGAAAGTCCATCTGAGGCGTACGCTAGGTCGAGCGTTGCCTTTGGAGGAAGCTCAAGCCCTCGGACACTCGTGAGGTGCTCTCGGAGGATCTCGGAGGGGGCGTTGGTGACGCTCGCAAGTAGAATACGCATCAAACGAGGGAGAGTTCGGGGCGAAACGGAAGGTCTTCTAGGGCGGGGGAGGCGTCGCGGATCGAGATCGCGTGCCGCTTCTCGAACTCGGTCAACTCAGCGGCCACCGAGGCGTATTGGACATACTTCTCGTCCCGCAACTCCTCTGAGGTGTAAGCGAAGTGGAGGAGCGCGAAGTCCTGGGGGGCGTACGCGAACGTTGCGAACTCCAAATTCGAGGGGAGATGACCCGAGTGGATTCCGCGCGACGTCCATCTCCACCCCGTAGGCATCGCTCGCTTCTTCACCATCCAAATCCGGGGGAAGAGGTGTCCCCGCCAAAAGGCGTCGGAGCGATACCGAAGGGGCTCCGTCTCCCAAAGGTCGTAGAGCGTGAAGAAGACCGCTTCCGCGCCCGTCTCGGTTAGGATGCGTGGGTCGCGCGCGGGGGTCATATCTGCGTCTAGCCAGAGGATGTAGTCTCCGACTCGGGCGAAGTTCCACGCTTCTTCGAAGAGTCTTGCGCGGGCGGGTGCTTCGGCGCCCCACGCAGGAGCGCTGCCCACCGCGTCATCAACGAGATAAGCTCCAGCGTCCTTGCACGCTTCGCGGCTTCCGTCGTCTGAGTTGTCATCTAGGACTACGATCCCTCCATCGGCAAAGGTATTCCAAGTCGAGAGCGCCTTTGGAAGAAAGCGCTCCATTTCGTTGCGAACGAGCGACGCTACGACGAGGCTCACGACCCCTCAGTGGCAGGGGCGGGCCTTATGTAAGAAAACTGTGGCATGGCTCCCACAACGAGTTCCCACGGAGCAAACTCCCACGCCGCTTCTCCCACCCACAAGATGCGTGAACGTTCCCACGTCAACTCACGATACCCTATGAGCATGGTTCCGTTGGTTACGTCGTTGGTGCGGACGCGGAGGCGGCATGTGCGATACGACTCACAAATCCCTAGGCGTCGTGGCCCCGCGTAAACCGTTACCTGCTGCCACGCGCGGTTCGTCACGAGAAGGGGAGGGAACGTTTCGCGAGGCGTGAGGGTCGTGGCGCACGCGAGGACGATCGCGGCGAAGAGGAGGAGTAGGGGTAGGCGTCTCATGGTTTAGTATCTCGAAATGTTTTTGACGAGCCCGAGGTCGAGGGCCTTCTCGGTGATCGCTTGAGTGATCCTCACGTCGGCTTCACACCGATCACATACCTCGTCGAGTGCCTTTTTGTTTCCTCCCTTCGCTTTCATCCACACCTCGGGCGCTACGTCAGGCTTCTTTTCTAGTCCGAAGAATTCCGCGACGTGCTTCATCTTGGAACTCATGGGTTTGAGGCCGCGCCACCCCCGGAAATACCAAATGCAATCCATGTGGAGCATCTCCTTGAGGGGGCGCTCCCCGTTCAAGACGAGGCGGGTGCGGAAGTGGGCTATGTCGAAGCCTTTCGAGAACCACCCGGCGGTCATGTGGAATGTCTCAAGGTAATCCCGAACGTCGATACAAAGAGCGCGATCGTCGGTGAGGTCGGCGGCCTTCCCCTTCTTCACGTAATCGTCGATGCGAAACGTCTTCATCTTGTTCGTGCCGGAATCGAGCACGCTGATGCAGATTACGGGACCGAATTGCGGAGATAGATCCCACGTCTCCTCATCCCAATAAGCTATACGCATTTGCAAAAGTCCTCAAAGGGGAAGCGATCACTGGGGCGGGAGGGTTCGAACCTCCAACCTCCTGGGTAACAGCCAGGCGCTCTGCCGGTTGAGCTACACCCCACTGCAAGGGGGAGGCGGAGTTTTCTCATGCGGGAAAGATAACACTCGAACGGGTGAGGTGTCAACCTTTCACGTCTAAAGGAAGTCTTATTGGACGCTCGCGGTCCAGGCGAAGTCGACGTCCTGGCCGGGGTCTTGGTCTACGTTGATCGTGAACTGCGTAGAGGTCGGCGTGTGCGCCGCGAACTGTGTGGCCGCGCCCCATAGCTCCATCGGCGTTACGCTGATGTCCTGGATGTTGGGCGGAGCCCTCCGCGATCTGGCGGGCGACGTCCGCGAGCGTGTGCGTCCCGCCCGCGAGGTCCAGGGCCTTCTGTAGGCCCTCTAGAATCTCCGGGGTCATCACCGCTACTTCATTATCCGTGCGGCTTGTAGGTCCGCGATGAGTGTGCCCACAACATCCGCCAACTCAGCCACGAGCACAGTGTCCGCGTCGAAGGCCCGGTCCGTCGTGACATTGGTGGGGGTGTACGTCTGGGCGTCGTCCTCCAACACCGCGTCCGCGTTGTTTACGACGGTCCCCACAACCCAGTGGTTGCGGAACAGGTGAACCTCGTCCACCGTAGCGTCGAACGAATAGTCGTTGGTCTGGTTGGCTCCGGCGACCAGTGCGGTGTTGTCGTTCACGATCAGTAGCCCCACCCCTCCGGCCACTACCGCCGCTTCCAAGGAGGAGCTGCCTTGATTCGTGGCACTGTTCCCCGGTAGGTCATTGCCCTCCAGGCGCACTAAGGCGAACGGGTTGTCGCCGTCGCCTTGAACATGAATCCCCGCGTTACCACAGCCGTTGACGTCGTTGCGCCGGGCCTTCACGCTTTGTGCCGCGTCACTGGTACCAATGTTTCGGAGCAAGATGCCTTGCGCCGTACCGTCCGACACGTCGTTATCATCGGCCAGCGTCAGCCCTGCGTGGCGAAGATCCAACCCGCCCCCGACCACAGTATTCCGTGAGCACAAGATTTTTCGTAGTGGCTCCCCGGCCAACCCGGTAATGAAGACACCAACGTTAACCTCATTGGCGAGACGCACAGCGTTCCCGACCACGCTTACTTCAGTCGAAGAGCCAACGGCAAACCCGGTCCCGTAATCCAGATAGATCCCAGAACGGGCGGTGCCCGTGTACTCAATCGTATTGTCATGGATACGCAAATGCCCGCCACGGGTGGTGTGATCGCCCGTCGCGCCGCTCTGAAAGGTTACTCCGTTCGCGCGTGTGGAGTTCGGGTTCGGGAAATAGCTCTGTATGAAGTTGTCGCTGACATCGAAGTGCGAACCCAGTAGCTCGCGTATCCCGACCCCCTGCCCCTTACCTGTTACCGTGTTGTTCGTGAAGGCAATGTAATCGCCCGCGAGCAACGCGCCTCCGCATACATTCCCGTCGAACCGTACATACTCCGCGTTACCATGACAGTCTAGCGCCGCCCTACCCTGCGCCTCACTCGTCAAGGTGTAGTTGCCCCCTTGCACGAGGATACGACGGTTCGGGATGATAGCCCCACCCATCGCAATCGCATGTCGAGTAGCTTGAGCGCCGCCACCAAGGATGCTCAACTCTTGCACACCCGTGAGAGACAAGCCGTATTGCTCTGTGTCTGCAGCGGCGGTCATCGCGGTGTAAGAATCGCGCACATTGCCGCGGAAACAATACTCTCCAAGCTGTACTGTCGCGCGTTCTGCACCGGCCAAGCTACAACCCGCCAAATGGTAATTGTGAACTCTGCGGAGTCGCAGTCCGATATTCACATCCTCTGGAAACTCGAACTGGATCCCCTCTGCTGAAAACTCTATCGGGTCGTATTCAAACGCCTTAAACGTACCAGACGCGGTGTATTCACCCATTACACGGTTCCGCACGTCCACCGTCGTTGTTGCCTGCGAAGCGATCTCAACAATCTCTCCGGCCACGTACTCGTCTCGTGCGGAATTGAAACTACCCACCGCCGAGTCCCTAAGCACTAGCAAACCAGAAAGGGAACCCGGGTCCGATGCGAACGTAATGGCGGTCGCCCCCTCGGCGACTGTTTCCGGGGCTTCCGCGACTTCCACCAAATCCGGGCCGTACACGTCTAGCGAAACGGACGGGGCTTCCGGGGGCGGGTCAAGAAAGCGAATCGTAGTTAGGCCAGACCCCGCCCCTATCCAGTGCTGGCTGGTGGTGATCTCAACCCGGGTCGCATTGACGACGAAATCACCCGGGGGGAAATACAACTGTTTTCCACCTGCCGCTGCCCTCGCCGCCAGGATTGCGGCGGTGTCGTCCACCCCGTCGCCCTTCGCCCCGAACGCCTTCACGTTAAACACATCTCCCGCCGCTTGGTTCAACCACTCGTTCATATTCGCCGGAGTGGCTAAGTCCCCATCACTCACATAATTCACACTCATACAGGATTCTCGCGATTAGAGGAGGAAAACGAAATAGCACCTAGAGTCGTCACACTCCAAGCGTTTTCGTTTGTGAAGGCGTCTGCGAAGTCCACACCCCGCTGACCCGCGTCGATCACATCTTTGGCGGTCACGAGGCGGGAGAAGTTCCCTAGACTCCTCTCACTCGTCTTCGTAGCGTCGGTCCACGTCACGACTCCCTCCGCTCCTCCAAGAGGAATCTAGGTTCGTCCTCACTAGTCCTCCGCTCCGACATGTTCTCGACGTTCTTAAGGCGTGCGTCGTGCTCCCCATCAGTCTTCGTGAGGACGTCGAGCTTGACGTGAATCCCACGAAAGCTCTCTCGTACCTCCTCCTTAAAACCATTAAGGGAGTTCTTACCTCCCTTATTGCCTCCCACAATCGCTCCGATAGTAGCGGTGACTGCGCCCGCGAGGGCCGTAATGACTTCGGGCGTCATCATCGGCGGCGCCTCCCACCCTTAGACACATACGGTTGGAAGCCTTGGCGAAACTCTCCCGATTGCCTAAGCGCTTGAGACGTCTTGAGGGTTGCGACGAACGCGGCGTATTGGCGCGCCGCCTTAGCGGATCGCTCCTCGTCCCCCACGAAGTCCGCGAGATACTCCCTCGTCTTCAACTCAACCGCCTTCCTCCACGGCGTCGAAAGACTCGGAACGCTCGAAGTCGAAACGAGATCCTCGGGGTGAGCGCGGTAGCGGAGTTGGAAGGAGTACCCCGAGTTCGGACTCGGATAGAGTTCGAGCCACGAGTTGTAAAACGCGATCTCCCTCGGCGCTCCCCCCGGGGCGGGATTCCTCCCATCCATCATCTCCATCCCCACGATCTTAAGCGTAGCGTACGAGGAGTTAACGCTCGAAACCGTGGACCACGACGGTCGATGTATAATCGCGGCCGAGACGGGAGCGTAAAAATCCGTGGGAAGCTCAATCTTATTCTCCCCACTCGTCGTGGAAGAGATCGCAATCTTCTCCCCCTCCTCAGGCGCTATCGCGTACCAGACTTCGAAATAAGCGTCGTTCGCGAGACGTGAGGCGTCGGAAACGGAGATGTCAGCGCGTCGTCCAATCGCGGCGGTTGCGCTTGAGAGAATCTCCCCGAGGTTATAGGTAGGCATTGTCACCGACCCCTTGACATGTTATTATTCGGGCATGAAAACATGTTTTCGGTGCGGCGAGGGTAAACCCTTTGAGCATCATTCATATTGTTACACATGTTTGAAGCTTATTAATAAGTTGAATAAAGTTGTGCGGGAGGGTCCCACAGAACTCAATATCGTTTATCCATACACCCCTATGGATAAGTTTCTGTACGCCTACGTTACCAGAGACTACGGATGTCGCTTCTTTACGGGTTGCCCTAAACCCACGGGACCTAACTCTATTCCACTGAAAATTACTCATGGTCCCCCTATCGGCAGCCCGGGAGATTTTCCGGAGTCTGTTTTCGGGGAAAAATACACCGTGTATTTTATTCTCGACACCGAGCGTTGGTTGGTGAAAATAGGAAGAACTCAAAGTTTACACCGAAGACTTAAGCATTACACAAACGCAATAGAGGTGTTAGGAGTATTAAAAAGACAAGGCAAGGCCGCAGAGAAAGGGTTACACATAAGATTCGAGGAAGACTTCGTGGAGGACTCTTGGTTTAGTCCTAGCGAAGCGTTGATGCGTTTTATTTCGCAAGAATGTTGACATCCTTAGTATCTTAAAGGTGGGCCATTATGCCCTATAAATGATAACGCTTTAGTCAACCTTCAGGGGTCTAACGCTTTGGGTTTTCTAACTAAACCAAGCATAACTCAAGTCAACCCGAATTCCCCCGATGTCCAAGGACTTCAAGGCGGAATCTCGGAATTTCTCGGAGGTCTTTTCGGCGGGGGAGAGTCTCCGTTTGCGGGAGTCACCTCCGACCTCCAGCGAGGCGCCACGGGCGGGCTCATGCAGATGCTCTCGGCGAATCCGGAGCAGCAGACTCTCGATATGCTTCAGCCGGGCCTTATGGATCTCTTCTCCCAAGGCTCTTCTCAAGGCATCACGCAAGCGGCGCTTCCGATCTTCGCCCAGGGACTCCAGAGGCAACTTGGAGGAGCTTCTTCAGGCGCGCCCGGACGCTTCTCGACTGCGTTCGCCTCCCAAGGCATCGACCTAGCGTCTCGCGCAGCGCAAGACTTCAACCTCTTTCAGCAGCAAGCGCGTCAGGCAGACGTCGCTAACCAACTCGGAGCGGGAAGTCTCCTCGGGAGTCTCGCGGGTCAGGCAGGATCGGGGATGTTTGGACGCAACCTCGCCGCCGGACAACTCGGGGGCGCGCAGACGCAGCAAATGATCGACCCACAACTCCAACTCCTCCTCGGAGGCCTTGGCTTCGCGCGTCCGGCTCCGATGGACACCGTTGCGGGTCCGAGCCCTCTCGACATCTTCGGACAACTTGGGGCGCTCTTTCAGGCGGGTAGGGGGGCGTAAATGGCCATCATCCAAACCCAAGGAGGCGGCCTCGAACCACTCATCCAAGTCCTTCTCACCGAGAAGCGACTGGCAGCGGAGAAGGAAGACCTCAAGATCCGCCAAGGAGACTTCAAGCTCCGTTCCGAACAGGCAGCGCGCGAGCAAGAACTCCAAAACGCCGCCATCCAAGGCGCCCAAGCCGCCGCTGCGGTTCTTATGCGGAGCCGACCTGAGATTGCAAGCGCGGCCGAAGGCCTAGAAGGCGCCGCGCTCCCGTCCTTCCTCGAATCCCTCCAAGGCTTCGAGCAGGCGGGAGCCACCGTCGATGCGACGGAGGCTGGTACGAGAGCGACGACCGCACAAGCGCGTGGGGCGGAAAGTTCCGCCCGCGTCTCTGAGGCGACCGAGGAGCCTCAAATCGAAGTCGCGCGCATGCAGCCTGCACTCACGCGCGCCGACCTCTCCGAAACAGAAGCGCGCACGGTCGGACTCCTAGCCAACGTCGACCAAATCAAGTCCGTCACACGAGGGCAAGAACTCTCGAACACCTACGCCGCGATGCAGAACCAGTTAGGTGCGGAGTTCACCCCGCGCATCGCGCAGGCCCGCGCTCTCTTCGAGACAGGCCAAGTCACATGGCAGCAAGCGCGAGAGACGCTCGGACTTCCCGAAGGCGGTATTCCGGACGATACCGTTTTTGTTCCCGCAGGTGGAGCCCAAGCGAACGCCGAAGCGATGAAGAACCAGAGTTTTGCACAAATGATGCAAACCTCTAACGGAATCATCAACCAACTCGAAGGTTCCGGAGTACGCCTAAGTCTTCTCTCGTCTCTTCAGCGTCAAACCCAATTCGCTTCCTTCGACGCCCTCCTCAACGCTGTCGCAGGCACCGACCAAGAGCGCCTCGTCAACGCCCAACGTATGTTCGGAGACGCCTATCGCTTCTCCCTCTCGGGTCAGCAGTCGTCGGATCGAGAAGCGTTGAGGATGCTCAATTCCGTGTCTTCTCAGTTCGCGGACTCCGAGGAAACCATCTCGCAAAAGCGAGTGCTTAGGGAGGTTATGACAAACGTAACGCGCATGAAAGCCGGAGGCGGTATCACCTCCGTCCAAGGCGCTCAGATGGGACTTCGCGCCGCGCGCAACACCGGAGACGCAGAAACCATCGAACTTTTCCAAGAGATCCTCGATCAAGCTATTGCCCAGGAAGGAGACTCCGGAATCTCCAACGCCCCCACCGACGCCTCCAACTTCGGCCCCCGCCTCGAACGGGCCGATAGTCTAATCGACCTTGGTCTAATCGGTCGCTTTCCAGGACGATAATGGGACTCCCTGAATTCTCCTCAGCGCAAACCACGACCCCCACGACGCCTCAGGCGCCTCCTCAAGCGACGCCCCCCGCGACGGCGCGCGCCCCTAGGATTTCTCCCGCCGAACGCGACTACCTCCGGCGTCAAGCGAACTCCATTTTCCTCCACGGGGGCTCCGAAGAGGACGTCGTTAACTTCGTCCAAACCCACGCGGGAATGCCTCTCGGGGCACGCGTGAAGTCGGTGACGGGAGCGATTACCGAAAGCGGAGGGGAAGGCGCTACGCAAGACAACCTCGTTTCCGGACTCTCCCTTAACGCTCTTCAAGGCGTCACCTTCGGCTTCGGAGACGAGGCGGTTGGAAGTCTTATGGGAGTCCTCACGGGCGAGGGCGCTGCCGGGGGGCGCGATGCGTATCGGCAGCGCCTCCAGCGGTGGAACTCCGAGAACCCCAAAAAGGCGTTCGGGGCAGAACTCATGGGGGGATTCCTGACAGGAGCCCATGCGGCGCGTGCGGTCGGTGCGGGAGCCAAGGCGGCGGGCGCCGCGTCACGCATCGGTAGGACGGGAATCGAAGCCGCCGGAGTCGGCGCTATCGCAGGTGCGGGCCACGCCGAAGGAGGAGTCTCCGACCGAACCGTTGGGGCGCTCTTTGGGGCCGCTTTCGGCGGCACCCTAGGTGTAGGTGTGGGCGTTGCAGCGAGAGGTGCGGGAGCGATCGTCAAGCCCGCTACGCGCGTCGTCCTCGATCGCTTCAAGGGAGTCCAAGCTCGCATCCCCGGAGTTGGCTCTTCCGAGACGCACGCCAAAGCGCTCATGCTCGACGTCCTAGACGCCGAAGGCCTCGACGTCTCGGATCTCCGAGGCGCCGCCGCCGCACTCCGCGCCAACGGAACCTCCCCGACTCTCGCCGACGTTGGCGGGGAAGGAACTCTTCAACTCCTCTCCGAAACCCTCGGGAGCCGCACGCCCGCGAAACAAAAGCTCGCCGAAGGCCTCCTCTCGCGTCAATCGGAACAAGGCGCTCAAATCTCCGGCAACCTCTTCCGCTCCATCTTCCGCCTTTCGAAGTTCGGGCTCCAAAACGCCTACGACGCCGTAGACGATCTCGCAACTCAACGAGCGAGCGCCGCTACGCCTAAGTACGCGGAGGCGTATCAGGACCTCGTCCCCACCTCCGACCGTCTAAAGCAAATCCTCTCGAACCCGAAGTTCCGAGGCGCTTGGGAAGAAGGTCGTCGTATCGCACAAACCGAGGAACTCGCAGGAGTCGGGAAAGGACTAGAAATCCCCGACCTTCCCGCCACCTCCCTCCGCGACGCTGCCGAACAAGAACTCGTGGACCTTGGCGTCACGGGGGATCGTCTTGGCGAAATGCTCTCGCAACTCCCCAACGACTTCCCCGACGCTCTCCCCGTTCGAGGCCTCGACTACATGAAGCGTGGGCTCGACAACATCATCAAGCGAGGACTCAAGTCCGGAAAGGTCACGGACGCTCAGGAGATGCGAGCCCTTCGCGCCCTTCGCGAAGAGGTCCTCGAACTCGCCGACGAAGCCTCCCCCTCCTTCGGCCAAGCGCGCTCGATTTGGAGCGACGCCACTCAGTCGATGGAGGCCGTGGAGTTAGGGCAGGCGTTCGCACGAAAGCCTCCTCCCGTTGTCGCTCGCGAGCTAGAGGCTCTTATCTCGAAGTCGCCGGGGCTCGCGGACTTTTATCGCCTCGGTGCGGCCCAATCCCTCTACGAGATGGCGACGGGCACTGCCGCGAAGTCCGAGGGTGCCGACGTAGCACGCCTCTTCGGGGGGAGACTTTTCGGAACGCAAAACCAAGACGCCATGAGGATTCGCGCGCTTTTCCCTGACGCGCCCGACGTAGCCGAAGACTTCATGCGCCAAGTCGACGCTCAGGCGCGCATCTCTCACACATCCCGCGCCGTAGGGTCCTCGCGAACCGGAAGAGCCCTCCAAACTTTTGAAGAGCAAGTCGAAGGGTCGCCTCCACGAGGAGCCCTCACCCCCGCGCTCTTCGCCTACAGCATCATGCGCGACGGAATCACGCGACTCCAGCGCTCTTTCAAGCGTGACGTGTCGGACGACCTCGCCTCGCTTTTTTCTCGGGGCATCGACGACCCAGCGGAGCTTGATCTTCTCTTTGATGCGTTGGATTATGAGCAAACCAAGCGCCTCGTTAGGCGTAGGTTTGGGGCGCAGATGGAATCCGGCCTCGCCGCCTCGCTGGGACTGATCGGGGGGAAGGTCGCGGGAAGCGCACGTTGACGGTTCACGCGTAAACCTCACGCATCTCCGACCACGAAGTCGTAGTCGCCTGCACCTCCGCAGGAATCACCAACGTCCTCCCCCCAACCTCGAAGGGAACCTCCATCTCTTCACGTACGAGTCGAGCGACTCGTGAAAGATCGCGCGGGGCACAGTCGAGGAGGATTTCGTCGTGGACGTTTTGGAGTAAACGCAAGGGCGAGGGGTCGTACTTCTCGTAAAGACGCCTAAGGGCTCCGTTAAGGGCCATCGCGTTTGCGCTTTGGGGTCCGTCCGCAATCGCCTCCCGAACGATCGCTTGGCGCGCCCCGTCCGTGTCGTCCCTCCCGAAGTACATCCGCTTCCGACCGAAAGGGTTTATCGTAAACTTATACGTGAGCGCTTGCTCGGCGATCTCACCCCACCACGCAACCGTCCGAGGAAAGCGCTCGCTCCAAATCGCTTCCATCTTTTTCGCCTTCGCCGCCGAGATCGAAACCCCATGCAAGTCGAAGTCGTCGTTCACACTCTTCTGAAGCGTCCTCCACCCAACTCGATACTGTCCGCTTAGGACTCCCACTTTCCCAAAGGAGTTCCTCCACGTCTTAGGAACCTCCTCCCACCTCGTCTCGTCGTCCCACTCCACGAGAGCCGCGAAGACGTTGTACTCGTCTACACCCGAGGTTTGGAGTCGGATGCGGTCTTCATCTCCGGCGATATAGGCGCACCACCGAGCCTCCGCGCGAGAGTAGTCGGCGGCCACGAGTACACGGCCTGGGTGCGGAATGATCGCATCTCGCACTTTATACAACGAGTCTCCGAGGGCGGTTTTCTTGGGAAGGGTAGCAAGGTTATAGGATCCGGGATCAAAGAGCCAAGTAGACCCATGAGAAAATCGAGTCGTTTCCGTTCCGGCTGGATTTTGAAAGGAGTGAACCGCGCCATCACTCGCCGGAGCAATGCCCTCATAAATAGACCTCATCTTCACGAGTTTTGTGAGTGTAAGGCTCGCTCCGATTAGAGAACGTGCGAGGGGAGCGTCTTCGCGCTTCACGTAGGAATCCCTCCCAAAAGCGCCTTAAGCGCCGCTTCGTCCGCCGTAGGTCGTCCGTCCTTCATCTTCTTAGGAAGCCTAAGCACATCGTAAAGGAGTGTCTTCATTTGTTCCGTGGAGTTCGCATTAAACGTCCATCGCGTCTCGCGAGGCGCCCCACAACACACATGACACACCGGAAGCAACTCTCGCGCAAGGTCTTCCTTGCTTCGTTTCGTCTTCTTGTCAAACTCTAGCTTGTCAAGCATCTCGGCTTTCGTCGGCGCCTTCTCGAACCCCGCGCACGCCCAACACGCGAATTGCTTATTCTTCCCGTGCCCACAACAAGTGCACGTCGGATCAGTCTCTTCAAAGAGATGCCTCACTTCGAGGCGCTCCAACTCATCCGCCACGCGATCAAGCAAGGGCCTCACGACCTCAAACGCTTCTCGCGACACCTCTTCCGCCCTCGCGGAAAGCGCCTCGACCCTTTCCCTCCGCAACCCATCGTCAACGTTAAGCCCTCGCGCGAGCATATCCACACAAGGCCACATAAGACTCCGCTCGTGCTCATACACGTCTTCCGCCCCGACGTCCTCGACCGCCTTCATCACGTAATCCCACACATCGAGCGTAATCGCGCAGTCCTTCCCATTATAGACAAAGAACTCCTCCTCCGTCTCATAGTCTCCTTTCCACCACTTATCCATCGTCGTCAACGACGCTAAGAACGAGAGACTCTTCCTCGTGAAGCGGTGCTTCTTCCGATCCTCTTTCGCCCCCGCAAGCTCGGGGTAAGCACTGTGCCAAGCGATTTGGGCGTCGTCAACACGCGCCTGAAACTTCACCCCACACCGATGCTTCAGAACAAAGAGATCATAGATCCCATTCGCCCACACCGTCGTCACGCCTCGGCTTCCAAGAAGCTCCGAAGCTCGATCAAGATATTGCGCAGGGAAGACGTACGCCTTTCCGCTTTCGCCAGCAAAGCCAATACATGCGAGTGAGGTGTCTGGCCTCGTCTCAATGTCTGAGCTAAGGACTCGAAAGCGTCTAAGATCGCTAAGAGCGCGTCGAGCGTCACGATCGCTTCCGATGATCTCGACGTTACGGGTCGGTCGTACACACCCATCTCGGGATATCCTTTGAGCTTTGAGAAGGTCTTGGGTTAGGAGGGCGCGCCAGGGACTCCACGCTCTCGCAATGCTTGCGGGGTGCGTCGCCGCCGCGACGGGCGCCCCTACGAGAGAGTCGAATACATACCCTCGTCGGTTTTCGATATCGGTCGCCCTTCGGATGTCTCCCCGATGACCGAGCGCTCCCCCGACGCGGCCATCAGGCCATTCCTCGACGAGAGCGTGGCACGCCTCGGCGCCTAACGCCACGATCACACGAGGTTTAAGGCGTCGAAGGCGTTCGTGGAGGGCGTCGACTCCTTCGGCGATCCCGAAGCGTGAGGCGGCAGCGAAGAGCCCTCTCGGGGGAGTCTCTTGGAGGATCGTGAGGATCTCGACTCTATCTCGCGTGAGCCCCGCCTCCCGGAGCGAGTCGTTAAGAATCCGCTCCCACTCGTACGCGGATACCGAAGACTTCCCGACACGATGGAGTCCAGGGAAGTCCGCTACGAGAGCTAGCACTCAGCGTCACACGCGTCACACATCGTAACCATCCAATGCCTGATTGTTCTAGGAACGCCGGGCTCTCCGCACGACTCACAAATCGTGAAAGACTTCTCCTCGATCTTCCCTATCTCCTCGTGCTCCACGACATCTGAGTAGTAGAAGCGGAGTCCTCCGAACTTCTCTTTCACTTGCCACACCGTGGCGCCATCTAGTAGGTGTCCGTACGCCTCAGCCACGAGATCCTTCCACCCGACTCCCACACACCGTTGGGCTTTCTTGAGTGTGTAAGGGCGCCCGTAGGGGTCCACGATGCGAGAGGGGAAGCCGAAGCGCTTAAGGATACGCTTACCCCAAATGTGTAAATACCACACGCCGGGGCTCACACCATCCTCACTTGGTTTACATTCTCAACGAAAACATACACCGCGTCCCACGAGCCCTGGCAAACTTCGTCTTCGCACATCATCCACTGCCTCAGCCCAGGCTTTCCTTCAACCATAATATCTTCTGCCGTGTCGGGCGTGTCGATATCATTGCCCCCACAAAACGGACAGATTTCTGGATGATTCATTTTTACTCCTCCGAAAACTGTGCGGACGCAAGCCGCTCTTTATACCACTCAGGAAGTCCCAACGTCGTCCCCTTCAAGATTTGCTTCCTATAATACCCGTAAAGCATTTGAGCGATCTCATCCGCGCACTCCTCGTGCACATCCACTTGGATCGCAGCGATCAGGGGTCCGATGTCTTGAGGAGCGTCTTGCAACTCCCCCACGTCCCGAAGTCTCTCGATCGCCTTCTCCCACCGACGCTCATGACAATAACGCTCTTGGATTTGCGCAAGAATATCGTTCTTCGTCGTCGCCTTCCAGCCGGGATTCTTCGAGTGTTGCTCCTTGAACTCCTCCGTGACGTACTTCCCCATCAACATCTTCCCATCACGCTCCCCAAAGCGCTCGTAGTTCTTGATAACGATCCCCTCCATCCGACCCCCGAGGAAGCTCAGATTCTTCGTGAGAGCCTTGAGGGAGTCGAGATCGGAGACTATTCCCCGGTAGAACTCCGGGGTCGCTTCACACCCAATTTCCTCGGCGGCTATCGCGAGGGCGTGCGGGGCGTCGATCCGATCCTCGACTCCTCGGTCGATGTCGAAGAGCACCAGATTCCCTAAGGGGGCGCGTTCATACACGAGGGTATTATGGAGAGGGCCGCGCATCGCTTCCCCCCGATACACCCACCCGTCCACGAGAACCCCTCGCTCAAACGCTGCACGCGCCGTCGCGATGGTCCCCAGGAAGAGCGCATCGGGCGCGTCGGGGTCTATCTGACGCCCACGACTCCTCGCGAAGAACTCCCCGTCGCGCACCCCAAAGCCGAATTGACTCCCATCGACCTTTTCTTGCACGACCACAGGACCATCGAACAAGTCGCGTATCACGCGATGTCCGAGATTGTAAACCTTCGGGTAGCTAGGAAGCGTCATCCTTCGTCCTCCGGCGGCAGCAGGGCCTCGATGCGGTCGGCCAGGGATGTGATCCAGGGGTTGTATTGATCCGGCGGTCCGTAGTCACCATGCCCGTGCGTCACCGTACTGCGAGCCATGGCACGGAGATGGTCCACGTCCTCCCTGGTGAACCCAAACGATTGCTCGTGGAGGCAGAGTGCAGCTAGTGCGTGGCGGTGACCACCCACGAGGCAGAACCCCGCGTCGTCTCCGAGTTCTATCGTCGTGGCCCCGCCGTCGTCCATCATCACAATGCCGTAGCCCATGTCATACCGAGCGTACCCAGCCTCTCCCACCCACTCCTCCGCCGTCAACGCCCTTCTGATCTCACTCATCGTCGTCCTCCTCGAAAACGCTAGTCTCTTCACAATCCTCAATCTCCCCCGCCCGCTTCAAGTAGGAGCGACCTCCGTCAACCGCAATCGCTCCACACCCACACCAACGAAAATCGTGCCGATGAGTCGATTCGATCTCCTCCTCACACCTCCGACACCGGGCGGAATTGCGGATGATTTTCATCTCGTCCCTCCGCACCTTCTGCAAAATTCTGAGCCGTTGGTAGCGAGATCCCATCGGTGGTCGCACTCGGGATTGATGGGATGCCGGGAGATGACCTTATCCGGCGCCGGACACGTCGAGCACTTCGCCATCCAGGGCGCGTAGACCGACCCACACGCAGGACAACGCCAGCCTTGTTGGGTCATGTTCGTCTCCTGAGAAATGCGAGAGTGGAGGAGGCGGGATTTGCACCCGCGTCCCATCAGTTCGCCTTAGCGGTATCCTGATGGTCGACTCTATGTCTCCCCCTTCCTGTTTCTCTAGCTTTGTTATGGCGTGTAACGTGGCAACCTCGACATAACGCTACTAGATTTTCGGGCTCGTTAGCACTTCGTTTTCACATTCTGCGCAGACTATGATTTCCATATGTGGATTGCTCTCTAAGTCGACGTCGCCCCCGAGGGGGTGCGACCTCCTATCCGAACCTTCGGAGGGCGCAAGAGGAGGGGAGGGGTGTTCGGTCCTCATTCGGAGCTTTAGACGGCCTGGAAAATCTCCCGGACTCCAACCTCGACGCCCGACTTCTCCCCCGGGGCGTCGGTCTTCCGCACGTAACGGCGGTGCCACGTCACGACACCGAACGAGCGTCCGTCGTACTCACCGTTCCGGAGCGCCTCCAGGAAGCCATCCGTGATCGTCACGTACGTCTTGCCCTCGTACTCCACGTCCTCAGTCGCTCCCGCAGCCGTAGCGAGAAGAGCAAGAAGCGTAGCGCTCCGCTGCATCTGCCACGAGGCCTCCGGAATCGACTCCGCGATCGTCGTCGCTCCATCCCGAACCACGAGGTCCACGAAGAGCTTCTGATTCGTCGTCTCTCCCGTCTCGGGGTTGCGACCGCTCCCAAACTGAAGCGAGAGGATCTCCCCGTCCTCCGAAGCGTAACCCGTGTTCTTCCCCGCTGCGACGTTGGCCGCAACGAAATCCGGGAAGGGTCGCTCCCTCACGAGGTCGAGGTCGACGTACCACGTCCCCTCGGGAAACTCCGAGGAGCGAGGCTTCGAAAAGTCCTCGACCGACGACTTGGGTACCATGATGGTCATTTCTGATGCTACTCCTTTTGTTGGGAAAATGAATCTAAACTAATCCAAGTTTAGAAGCAAGGGGTTGCCGCTTCGCTCCCGCGAGGGCGAACGCAATGCCTCCGGCGGGGAGTCGTAGGTAAGGGCGCTCGATTCTAGGAGCACCTCGCTCCTCGAAGGCCTTCCTCTCTTTTCGCGCCCGATAGATTGCGAGACGTTCCGAGAGGGGAATCGCGGGGGGCGTCGACATCGTCTTCTTCGTATACGTTCGCGCCTCCGAACGACACTCCTTACACCTATCGAGGTCGTCTGAGTCCACGAACGCCTTCCTTCCACCCCTAGACGTCTTAGGGGTCGGGAACCACTCGGAAGGACGACGCTCTTGACACGCGGCGCAGCGACGTAAACGGCGGCTCATGGAAGCAACCCCCGCAACACCGCCGCCTCGGGCGCAATCATCGTGGGGATATGGTATAGAGTCACGATAAACGAAATCATCAAAGCTATGCCAACCGATGACACCACAAGAACCACAAGCTCATCATCGAATCGTGGTCGCGCCCAACGCAATAAAACGAAAAACACAATCGTTAAAATAAGAGTTACGCTTGCAGCCGTCATAGCCACCGCCAACTCGTAACGCACCAACGCCTCCCACAAATGTGCCCCCGTAGCGCCAAAACGCGCCGCAAGCTCATCTAGGACATTCGCGATTTCTTGGCTCATGCGGATATCTCCTTACTCAGTATATTTCCCCGCTCGATAGAACGAACGACAACAGCACCACGCGTGGCCGCTTCCAACGAATCTCGCACCCACTTATCGTGCGCCTCCAAGATCGTGATACGACTAGCGCGCACCTGCGGCCCCTTGGCGGGCACGAAGGAGGCGTATGGGTGATTGGTTACCCACAACTTGTACGGCCCTAGGTATACGTGGTGTGGGTCTTCCTCGTTCGATAGGAAATAATAAACTGGCCTAAAAGAGTGTTCAATCAACGCCCCCTTCAAGAGAGTATCCCACCGCGCATCGAAAGGATAGTTAAGCATCCAGCAACTAGGCGTCATGAAAACCCGCCACGCGCCTTTGAGTTTCTTAAGCATTCGAAGCCTCCTCTATCACCCGAAAAAGATCCACAAGCGAATTCGGAATCTCAGCCTTCGCAAGTCTCGGAACGATCGCCGCCTTCGCGTGGCGTTCCGAATCCGCATTGAGTTGCACCACGTAGCGGGAGGTGCGTTCCATCTTCGACCCTACCTTCTCCAGAGCATGCACCACACTCGTAAACCCCACAACATCAAACTCCCCCGCGATCTCCCTCCGATACCCCCCTTCGATCATCGGAAGCGCCTCGCCCATAAACTCCACCCCTTGGGCGCGATGGTCTTGGGACTCCTTCGTCCCCCCACCCTGGTTCTTTGGAAGCTGCGAATCCTCCTTCACGGGTTGCGCGTGAACGGTCACAAAAACGTGTTTCGGGCGAGCGAGGTCGGGAGACGCAAGCCCCGTGAGGGCCTGGGTGAAACCCTTTAGCTTGTACTTCAGGGCTCCATAAAACCCAATGGAGTCTCGGAGGTCGCGTGGAGTTTCGCACCTCTCCGGTGCGAGGAGTTCGTGCGCCGCGAGCATCACCGCATCGGTAAGAGGATCTAGAAGGACGGCGTCGTACGTTTCGTCCTCGTAGAGCGAGAGGACCTTCTCGAAGAGCTTCGTGAAGGCACCCGCCTCGTACCTAGCGATTGCGGGCGCCCATCCGTGGTCCCTATAGACCTCCGAAGGGACGTTGTGCTCACGATACTTGTAGGAGTTAACCTCCCTCGGCTTGGGGGCGAGGAGGATGGGTGTGAGGCCCGCCTCTGTCGCCGTCCCGAGGAGCCACGACTTCCCCGTCCCCGGAGGGCCGATGAAAAGTCCCGTTAAACCTCCGCGAAGGGCGCTCATTCCGGCCCCACTTGCACAAGGCCATAGTCATCCGTGTCGTACGGATCTCCTACCTCGTAAAACGCAAACACCTCAAGCCTCCCGGCAGATGTCTCACGAATCCCCACGAGCGTCAAACCATGAGTGATGTCTTCAAGGACCATATATCCGTCCTCCTCCCTAAGCTGATACTCCACGACGTCAGTCTCTTTCTCGGCGAAAACCTTAAGCTTCATCTCTCTTCCCTCCATTCTGTGTCGTCATACAGCCTCCACTACTTCATCCGCTCCCACGATCGCGAGCGCCTGATCCGCATTGAGGAGCACCCTCCGCTCCCCCTCGACCTCAAGATCCGTCCCCGCATACAAGGAGTAAAGAATCCTCGCCCCTACGTAAAGGTCCTCGTCCTCCACATCTCTCCCAACGTCCACGATAACTCCCGTGACAGGCCTCTTCTCGCTCGTCTCGGGACGAATCACAACCCCTTTCTGCGTCGGAGCGTCCGGCCGCACCAAAAGCCTCGTTCCAAGTGTCTTCATAGTCTCCTCACGATTCCAAGGAATAACCCGCGCCACGAGTGCGGCGTGTAGAAGGTAACGCTCCCGCACCCGAGGGGCAACCTCCCCGTCAAATCTCTCCTCCTCTCCGATCTCGTAATCTAGGAAGATGCCTGAGTTCGGAGGAGTCACGAGGATGTCGCCTTCGTGAAGCGTCATTTTGAGGTGTTCTTCCGCCTCTTTCGACGAAACCGCAACCTCCCAAAGCGCCCTCGAATTATCTTGACGCCACGCGGGGGCAATCCAAATCCCCCTCGCCTTCTCAGGCTTCTCGTACTTGTGAGCAACGATCAATTCGTGTCTAAGGCGCACCGCGCATCTCCCGGAAGAGTTCTCTGAGGACAAAGTTTCCACCGCCGCTCCGTGCAAGGAGCCGATCCCCGTTCGGGAGGAACGCGATTTGCGCACGTTCGGCGTCAAAGCCTTCAAGGTCACCGAACGATTCCACATAAAGGCGTGCGGCGTTACCCGTGAAGAGTTTGAGTTTCGTTACCCACGAACCCAAAAAGACGTTGCGAAGACTCTCGAACCACAGCTTCGGCCACGTATGCCGACACTCCGGTTCTCCTAAGAACCTCCACACACTCCGCGAAGCGTTCGTCTTCGCGTGGGATTTGGATTAGAGGAACGCGAGCGATCCACCCGCCGTCGACCGAGACGTCTCCGAACCGCGTGGGAGAGACTTCTAGGAGTCTCATATCTCCTCCTCTTCCACGAGGCGAGCACCGATCATACCTTCAATAAACCTAGTCGCTTCCGAGGCCGACGCCTCGTCCTTGAACGAGGCCAGTGGATATATACCCATCGGTGTCCACATGTAGAGAGACGGCCTCTTGCGACCCGGCAGCTTGCCTACGCACAGCTTCGGCTTCCCGTCCTGTCCAATGCAGATACTCACGGCTCGTTCCCTCCTGTCCCCTCGGGTGCGGCGCGGGCGGCGGCAACGTCGTGGACGTAGACCGTCAGTCCCTTGGAGAGCGCAGTTTCGATCATGTGCTTGGTTCCGCGGCTCGATCCGTCCCACACCGCTATCAGGGCGTCGGCGTTCGCTGCCATCTCCACATTGCGCCGGAATCCTGCTGAGTTTCCCCACAGCCTCCACATAGCCGGGTAGTATTCAACAGGGATGCCACGCTGTGACGCCCACTTCTCGCCCTGCCTGTCGATCCCACGAGCGCCACCGGACAGCACGACCGTGGGCAAGATGCCCGATTCCTCCACGGCCTTCACCACGAGTGTGTAGCTGTTGAGGTCGCGGGAACCGGCGATGATCACCCTCATGGCTCATTACCTCCCCTCCCCTCGGGTGCGACTCGATCCACGTACACAGACCACCTCGTGCCATCGGGTAGGTCGAACGTCATCCGCCCCGTGGCCGCTCCGTCCTTGGGTACGTCGTGCTTGCCGGTCATGGATCCGTCTACGGCTTCTCTCGTCACGAGATCCCAAAGCTTTTCAATCGGATGCTTCTCGGTCATGATTTCTCCTCGGGTGCGGCGCGGAGACGTTTGAGTAGGTCGCGGGCGTCTCGCAGCGCGACTCCGATCACGAGGTCGGGGTCGTGGTTCGGGCGTGCCGGAATCGACATGACCCACTCGCGCGAGCCCTCCCTGCCTCTCGGCTTGCACAGCGCGGACACCATATCCCACGCTCGGTCGATGCGCGCCTCGATGGCGTCGAGGCTCATATCTCGGTCACTAGGCGTCACTGGTTGCTTCTCCCGTATCTGTCGTGGCGCCCCCGGAGCGGAGCCGAAAGGAAAAGAGTTCTGCTAGCGTACGCGCGTGCCAGGGCCGGGACCAATCACTCCACGCGCCAGTGAACGCGTCCATCACTTCCGTGAGCGTGTAGCGGGGCTCGGAGGATCTCTCCGTGAACGCCCACGAGGGTCGGCGAGTCACAACCCCTATCTGGCCACAACACGGGCACCTCTCGGCCACGCTCATTGTCCGTCCCCCATGTCGCGGGGCTCGGCTGCGGGCTCGGGGGAGCGGAGCGCGGCGAATGCGGCCTCGGCCTTCGCTTCGACATCACGTGCGACAGACTCGTCGACCGCTATGTACAGGCACCGGAGTGCCTTCCTGGCTTCGGCAAGCGCATCCCCCACGTCGGCCCCTCGCACGTCCTCGGAGGCGTGTCGTTCGCACGGTGTTGGTAAGATGCACATCGCTTCTTGGCCCCAACCGTCCGTAAAGAACGCCCCGCAGAGGTCCATCTTTCGGATCCGCGTTTGTACATCCTTCTTCACGGACTCGTCCGAATCGACGTCCTCGGGCACCACGTCCATGTCGTTGACCATCGCTAGGAAAGCGTCGTCGTAGTCGGGGAAGTCGGCGGGCTCGGGATCTGGCTCATGACGTGTCGGCGCGGCGATCTCACCGACCGCGGCCATCGGCTCGGGCCGTACGTCCTCGGGGGAGCGGCGACGGTCGGTGCCGGTGCGATTCCACACGCGTCCGCTTGCAGCAGCCTCGGCCGCGTGTCGGACGTCCGGGTCACGCTCCCCCCGGGGACGCTCCCTCCGTCGCTCGCGCGGCGCGTCTCCAGAGAGCGACTGGCCGCATTCCTTACACGGCAGAAGGCCGCGACACGTGCCCACGATGAGCGCGCCTACGGGGTCCTTCTTGGCCCACGCCTCAGACGCGATCTGCATGACCCGCCCGTAGCCGAACCGCCCGCACAACGCAACGACCTGCTGCTCCTCGTGGTCGCGCTGCTCGACGCTCGGGTCGGGGCGCCCGGGGGAGCGGCGACGGTCGGTGCCGCGGGGGTTTGTACCGACGAGCCTCTCCCACGCCAACCGTTGGTGGTCTGGTAAATCGACACTACGCCTCTCGCCCCCAACCCGGCGCACGTCCTCGGGGGAGCGGAGCGCGGCGACCAACAGACCGATGAGTCGGTGGGCCTTGGTTATGTGATCGTTGAGTGTACCGCTCGGAATACCGTCTCTGAGGTAGCCATGATCGAACTCGCTGGCCTCTCTAATCAGAGCACTCACGTCGGCCCCTCGCACGTCCTCGGGCACCACGTCCATGTCGTTGACCATGGCGACGTGATCGGGGTCCGCTGCCGTGGGGGCGGGTCCCCCGGACGGAACCCACGCTGCGCCCGTCCAGAACCGAACCGGCACAACATCAATGCCCAGAAGCCTCGCGGCTGCGATGCGGTGATGGCCGTCGATGACGGTCCATGTGTCATACCGGACAGTCACCGGCTCACAGATGGGGGCACCCGCCAACAGGCTCTCGTAGACCGCATCAAAACGCTTGTGTCCGGGGGCGAGTTGCGGTGTTGGCGGCCACTCGGTGCGAAGAAGTTGAATCGGTACCATCACGCATCTATCCCCCTCCTCCGTCTCGGCGGGCTCGGGAGCGACTGGCGCGGGCACTCGCCACCAGTTCGCGATGGAAGTAAACCAGCGATCGGTGAGGTCGACACACGCCGTGT